AATGTATATTCAAGCATTGGATGCAACTGAAAATAGTTCATCCCGTTTATGGCCCTGTAGAGGTCCCTGTCGAATTCATACAATTGCGGCTTGCCGTTTACGATTACGCGGGCAATCGGCATCCCGCTTTTTCCTGAGTAATTTGGACGGTAAAGGTAAAGCATATCGGCAGGATCAATGTCGCCGGCTTCAATCAGGTCCTTAACCTCTACGCCTAAATCCTCCAGTTGCTGTTCAATCTCTCCAATCGTGAAGGAAGTAACTTTGGTGGATGGGCGGATAAATTCCATCTGACTGCCCATGCCCTCGGCTTTACGCGCAACTTCGACCATCCGGTTGATTACAATCTGCTGCGCAGCGCGTTCGTAGAATCGAATCGCATACTCAAATGTGGTCTGGACAGGGTCTATGACCTGCCTGCCGGACCCGTCTTTGGTGCGTCTTTTAAGCGGGTCAGGCGTGTTCAGAAGCTTCTTGCCGCCAAGTTTGGCATCGTGCAGCGATTCAACAGCCCGTTTCAAAGGAATGTACGTTTTGTACGAATTTACTATATTCCGGGCAGATTGCGGGGTTATGACCCCTGCATCGGCCAGCATCCAGATCAACGCATTATTGAATTCGGTTAAGAGCTTTGCAGCCTGTTCAAATCTGGCATTATGCAGTTTTTTGTAGTTGGCCTGGGCATCGATCTTTATAAGTCCGGGGTTATGTCCTCTGCTCCAACTCTCAAGCGAATGACGGGAATAGGCATAAAGGACAAAGTCTTCGTATTCTTCCGGCTTGATTTCCGCGAGAACTTCCTTCATAGAAGGACCAATCCGATCCATTTGCCCTGTCATCTTAAACACACCGTTTTCAAGGGCTTCGGTAGCATGTGTCGGGCCGGATTGTGTAAAGGCCATATACAATTCATAGGGGCTTGTACCCGCCTTGATGTCCAAACCAACCCGCCGGGCTTCTTTAACAAAACGGCTCAGAAAATGCCCTTCATCTTTCATGGCAGAGTATGCTCTGGCCATCGCTTTGTCGAATTTATGCTTGAATATCTGAGATTTGGGCACGCCGGCAGGCTCAGCCGGTTTTCCATCCCAGCTAATCTGGCTTTTCCCTCTGGCCAGACTGCCCTGCGCCCGCCACTGGTCAATCATCCTTTTTACCGTTGCAACGGGTTTCTGCCATTCCGGATGATTCGGCAGCCAATCATTTTCAAAGAAATCGTAAAAATTCGGCGCAATCTGTTCGGCCCGATCGGTCGTCAGATAGACCCGCAGGAATTCGGCAAAGCCTTCTCTTGTCTGGCCGCGATTTGGCACATAGTCCAGTTCGCGGAGGTCCTTGCGAGCGACTGCGGATAGACCGCTTCTGCGAATGCCCGTCATCTTATCCAGATGATGAGCAATCTCGTGAGACATAACCGCTAAATCGCCATAAAATCGGCTCTGTGTGCGCACAACTTCGGGTTTCCACCGATAAACTCCGGCATTCTGTTTGGATACTTTGCCCGACCGGATCACAACGCCGAACATCCGTTCGGCGGTCTTGAGAATCTCCATTGCGCTGACTTGTTTGATTTGGCCTTTGGCATCCAACTCCACCGGAACGTCCAGGGGGACAGCCAGACCCGGATCAGATTCTTTCAGTTCAATTACCTGAACTATCGGCTCATTGAGTTTCTCAAGAACATCCGATTTGCCGATTGGAATAAAATAGCGCGTCTTCCATTTGATCTGTTCTGAAACAGCGCCGGCCTTGTCCAATTTGTCCTTATGATATTCATCCGCGCCTTCAATTTCTACCCGATTTTCGCCTTGTATGCGAACCCGCTTGATGCGCCAATTGTTCGCCAAGACGACTTCCAACTGACCGGAAGCGACGCCGTCCAGGGCCTCCTTTGCTGTGATGTGCGGTACATCTTCAGCTTTGCCTAACCCTCTCAACACGTCATTGATCCGGGCATTGTCCACGAATAATCCAAGATATTCATCGCCTGTTTCGGTAACAGCGCGTCTGACCTTGGCTTCTTTGGGAAGTTTGTTCCAAATCGGCAAAACAGCCCCCGTAAGCAGGTGAACGGTCTGCTTACGGTATTTGGGCAGTTTCCGGACCTCCTCTGCCCAGCGCTCCTTTGCGGTTTCGGCAGTCAGAACTTTGTAGAATCCTTTGGTATTGCTGTCGAGCTTGTATTTTTCGATAAAATGGTAGTTTTTTTGATCAATCAAACGGTATTGGGGTATAATCCGTCCGGTTGCAGGGTCCGTATGATCCGCCGCATCCGTTACCGCATACACTTTGCCGTTCTCGGTTTCGACAAATTTGATAATCGGCCGTCCGGCTGTCTTATCCCCCTGATGCAGCCCTTCCCATGTTATCGGCTGAACCTTGTGAAACACACCCAATTTGACGTGCTTTGTTACCGCTCCGGATTTATCGTGCTTAAAGACCGCCTGTTCGCTGATTTTTTCGATTTTAGAAGCCTTAATCGTCTCCAAACCGGTATCCAGCGAATCATTGGCAATCGCAAAATCAATTTTATCCTGATGACGTTTTTCAAATTCCTCAAAGACCCTATCCTGCGTCTCGATAGTCAGTGCAAGCGTGCGGTTTAAAAACTGCTCAATCTCAGGGGTGCGCTCTTTCAGCACACCATCTTTATCAAGCAGTTCAAGGCCCGTCATTTCCTGAAAACTTCCGATATCCAGACCTTCCATCCTGCCGGCGGCGAGGTCTTCAAAAAATGTCCGCAAAGCATCTTTGGCCTGCTGACTTTCCAGGTTGTCGGATGCGGTAAAAACGCCCCGTGAGAAGGCTCCGCGTTCCCCCATGACCAAAGCCCCAAGCTGACTTAATCGGCGCGCAATAGTGCTGATAAAGCGTTTCTGACCTTTCACATCCGTAGTGATCAAAGAAATCGTCGGAGCGGATTCCTGGAATGTCCGATGTGAACGCCCTAAGCCCTGCATGGCCTTGTTTGCACGCCATCCGGCCTGAAGCAGATAGTGATGACGATGCTGCTGATTTTTGAAATTTTTGCCGGAATGATAACTGACGCCGGTTCCGCCTGCTTCCGAAAATATCAAAATGCGTTTTTGACCATTGAGGAAATGATCAATATCGGCTTCTCTGGCCTTTTTGCCGAGTTTTTCAACTGCCTTTCGCTTAAGCCCGTCCTCGCCGACCTTAGAAATCACCCGCCGCTTGCGGCTGGTCACTTCTGCAACCAACTCCGGACCAAAGTGGCTGATGATCATATCAATCGGACTGTCCGGCACCTGAATATCTTCCAGATCCCTGATGAGTTTATCTCTTGCCGCCACCGCCTCTCGATTTAGAATCGGATTTCCATTGCTGTCAAGAGCAGGTCTGACCTTTAGATTGCCGTTTTCATCGATATGTTCCTCATATTGTTCCACCGGAAACACCTTCCGCACATAATCGATCAGTGTATCTCGCGGAGTCAGATCAAAATCCTCTAAATCATCCTGAGCCTCCATTCGCGCAAACGCCCGCTCCTGGGCGGCTTCCATCGTATTGGTAAGCTGAATGATCGCAGAATGACCGTCTGTTAAGTCCTGCTCTATGGCTCGAATGACGGACGGCGTCTGCATTGCCGTCAAAATCTGATTGAAGAAACGCTGCTCGGCAGAGAAGAATGCAGCGCGCTTGCGGCCTGCAATACCCCCATCATGCCCCTGATTGGTATCAGACAGGGCTTTGGTAAGATTCTTAAAGACAATCTGCCAGGCCTCTGCCAATCGGTTGTAAATGGCCCTCTGGTCGGATGAGAGGTTATGTTCAATCCGGTTGTATTTGACCGTTCCTTTCTCCGTTCCGTCGTTATAGGCCAGACTGCGGGCGATATACATCCCCATCGCCTTCATCGATTGGCTGAGGAGTTCCATTGCCGCTACGCCGCGTTCGGATACTTTGTTGATAAAATCAGCGGCTGAGCGGAATGGCGTACCATCTCCCCAAAGACCAAGCCGTGCGGCAAAACCGAGATTTTCCACTTCCGTCGCTCCGGTAGCTGAGGCGTAGACTACTCTTGCGTTCGGCGACAGATTCTGCAATTCAACTCCTGCCATCGCCATCTGTGACGCTTTTTTATTGCCGTATCCAAGATTGCCCATGTTGTGGGCTTCGTCAAAGACAATCACACCATCAAAATCCTCGCCCAGCCACTCCGTCAATTGCGCCATGCGGGAAAGTTTGCCCTTTGAAGCAGGTTGTTTTAAAGTGTGGTAAGTGAAATAAAGAATTCCTTCCTTCGGCTTCACGGGTTCGCCTGATTTAGCCATGAACACCTGCTTGGGGTCCTGGCCCATCGCTTCCCAATCGCGTTGGGCCTCAGCATACAGCTTGGGATTTTCAGAGATGATGACAGCTTTCCTGCGGCCCTGCATCCAGTTATTCAGAATGATGCCTGCCAGTATCCGGCCTTTGCCAACACCGGTTCCGTCGCCATCCATATAGCCGCGCCGCATCCTGCCTTTCGGGGTATCGACGAATTCCTGATGTGCTGCTTCCGCCTGGGCAATCGGGACAAGTTGGGCCTCTGATAAGACACCTTCCTCTATCAGCCGCTGCGGAATATGCAATTTGACGTGATTATCGGGAACTTCCACAGATGCCATCGCCAGTGATTCAACCAGCGCCGAAGGATGTTTTTGGGCTCCCTTGAAATGGATTTTTTGGGGTCGATATTCCGTAAAAAGCATGTCGCTGCCGGAGGCAGTTACTTTCTTTTCCTCCGCCTGGCGGCGTTCTGCGACCTGCTCCGATGGACCGGCCTGACCCTGCACTGAACCGTTGATAATTCCGTCAATATCCTGATCCGTCAGGTCCTCGATCACAGAGGCTTTGTCCATGTCTTTTGCATAGGCCGCCGCCTGAGGGGAATTGCGTACGTACATGTACGTTGATTTCAGATAGGGTTTTACCGCATCTCCCAGGTCTGCAACGACCTGCCCGGACCAATCGGCAAAAGTACGCATCCCAGCCTCGACGTACAGCAAACCTGCCTCGCCAAGCATCATCATCAATTCGGGATCAATGCCAGTATTAAGCTGGTTTTTCAGCTTTTCGGCAATCTGTTTTTTGAGTTCTTCGAGGCGTTTCTGCTTTTCGGCGGACAAAGCATCGGTGATCTTTACCTGTTTCTGCGTTCCCGCATCCAAATCCAGAGGTTTTCGACCAATATGTGCGCCGCTTCGTCCGGGGTGTGCGTCTCCTCCGGAAACGGTCCCTCGCCGTCCTCCGTTATGTCCAGAAGCACCTTTAACTGGTCCTTCGGCTTGAATTCCCCCAGAAACAGGACCTGATACAGAAGTTGTTCCTGATCCTGTGCCCACATCCCTTCCAGCGGATACGTCTGGAGAAACCACAGGGCCAGTTGGGTGGGATACATCGCGTACGGATTGGGGTCCTGGTTGGCCCTTTGTAGCATCCGCTTGCAAATCTGCGATACGGGTAACTGGTTTTCCTGAATGGGTTCTTGCATTTTTGACTCCTTCCAAATTATAAAGAAGTTGTTCGAGGCTGTCAACCGTCCCGCCTTTTGTATCGGTCGTGGGGCCGTTCTTGTCAATGACCAGCATTCGAGTGGGGAAATTCGTCCCATATTTTGAATATACCCCACGCGGAATTATCGCATGACCGACGACATTGTATTGTTTTTTTATCTCGGAAAGCCATTTAGCGAACGAATTGGTTTCCTTGCCTTCTTTCAGCGGTGCGCCCATGATCGCGACAAGCCGTCCTCCATCCTGCAAGTATTTCAATGCCGCTTCAACATGGCGCTGATCGGTGCCGAGGATTCTTTTATCTCCCATGCGCTGAGCCGCCCTTGAAAACGGTGGATTCATCAGGATGACCGTGGGTCTTTCATTCTCCGGCAGGATATTGTGAATCTGCTCAGCATCCTCGGTGGTCACCCGATTAAAGCCTATGCTCTTTAAAAGAGAGGCTCTGCGCTTCGATAATTCATTTACATTGACAGTTGCACCTGCATTTTTTGCATGGATCGCCAATCCGCCCGTTCCCGCCGAAGGTTCCAGTACAATATCTTCGGAGTTGATATTCGCCAGCCATGCCGCCGCAAACGCGTAGTGCGGCGGTGTCGAGAATTGCTGCATTGATGCCTTTTCACCCGACCGGCTCTGTTGAGCGGGGATTCTGGACAGCACTTTTTGCAGTTCTCGCAGGGTTTCAACTGCCTGCTCGACGTTTACAGACGGATCGGTCATCTTTGACAGATAGGTATGAACGCCGGTTTCCAGTTCATCATAAGCATCGGATATACTCCATTTGCCTTCTCCGCGGCTGCCGCCATAGACACGGTTGGCCAGTTCGACAAAGTCTTTATGTGAAATACTGCCGTTATTTTGCAGCAATTTGCTGATTTCAGCAGTCAGGCTTTCGAGACGAGTCCTGCCATCGACAGTAAGCGGCTTCTGCGTTTGCTCTGTTTGAGCGGCAGGCATATCCGTATTCTCAATTTTTTCAGCAGCGTTGTCAGTGGCCGGTTGTACCTGATTTTCCGCTACGGAGTCGATTTTTGTTTCGGTATCCGGAACGGCTTGCTGACCTGCTTTTCTCGCCCGCAGACGTTCAGCCAAATCCCTGCGTTCCTGAGCCGACCAGCCGGTAATATCAACTTCCTCAAAATCGCTCCGGCTGGGCGATTCCGTATCGGCGATTTTATCAGCCCACTGCGGCGTCATAGAGGCAATGAAGTCAAGTCCTTCATCCGTTTGCATAAACTTTTTGAAATTGGCGCGATGGCGATGATCGATGATCTTGTCGTACCCGGCAACCGCATATCCGGCCCCCATCCGGACACCGCCGGGAACAGTCAAAACAGTTAATTCAACCCCGATCTCCTCAAGGTCTTTCTTGAGCATTTTAGCGGTTAACAGCAATGGATTATCTTCATCAATTCCATAATTCTCAACCCCTGTTAGCCCTCTAAGGATCGTTCCGACCCGCTCTTCACCGTATTCTGCGAGCAGATTGGACCATCCGGCTTTCGTGGAAATCGTCTGAATAAATTCCGGTATAGTTATCTTCGGCTTTAACTTCTCTATGGCGGCATACAGCTTTTTTGAAAATGGCAGCTTGCTCAGCAGATAGCCGCCTCCTTTGGCGATTGCCCCTCCCGTTTCTTCGCTGAAGGACTCAATCACCTTATCGCCCCACGATTTCATAACCGTAGCGGCCATTGATTCGTCTTCCCTAAGCCCCACCTGCATATCAGTGCGTCTTTCGATTGCATCTTCGGCGACTCTGGGAGCAAGCCCTATTGTTCCGCGAGCCGCAGCCCCGCCGGCCAATCCAACCGTTCCGATTGCCGCTTTTCCTGCAAGTGTCTGGCCATACTTACCCAGCAGTTTTGTCATTGCCGCCTTCGCCGGAGCGCTTCCAAGAGCCGCAATGCCGCCTGTCATTGCAAATTCAGACATCCAGGTCGGCAAAATACTAACGCCCTGGGCCACCTTGCCGCCAAAAGTAACACCGCGAATATCCGCTTCATAAAGACGGAGAATAAAATCCTCAACGCGCTTAATGTCGGATTGGCGGTCGTATGTGACCTCCTTCATCGCGGCATCATGATCAAAATTATTCCGCACAAGTGCGGCATCGTAATCGCCGACGACCTGATTCCAATTGAAATTTCTGTCCGATAAACGCTGTGCCGCCCATCGTACCTCCAGAGAATCCATAATGCCCTCAACGGCCCCGACAAAAGGAACCTTTTGCCCCAGTTTTGAGCCGGTCCATTCGTCCTTCAGCATTTCCTTAAATCCCATCGGTCCGTAAAATGCTTTTTTCGCATACGCCTGGATGGTCATATTGTCCATAACAGGCTTTTCAGCATGACCGCCTTGCATGGTCGGCTGCTGATCATCCGGGCCGAAGAATTTTCGTTTTGCCATCTCCAAGGAATCGTCAATGAGCGTTCGCATAAGTCCATCCGTCTTGTTTTAAGAGTTCCTTAAACCGCTTTTCAAACTGGGCATAACCGGCGTTCTTGCCTAATTCATCAAGAACAATTCGACCGTATATGTCCCCAAGAAGCTCAAGCGTAGCGCGTTCCGGATGTCGTTTGAGCAATTCAGCCTTGGCCTTTGGTGAAACAGTCTGACTATTCATAATCTCTTCAAAATGCTCCAGTACGGCCTGCTGAGGCTGCTGAGATTGAGATGGACCGGGCTCCGGCACGTAACCGGCATCCTCCGGTATTCCCATTTGCTGCATATAGGCCCCGCTACCCTGCGGCATTCCCATCCTCTGATTATAGCCTGCACTGGCTGCCTGCTGATCCTGCGGATCATCCATATTGGCTTTTCGCAGCATGTTGTATCCGGCAATGATGCTCATTACCGCCTCAGTTACTCTTTTGGGATCGGCTGTAATTATATTGCCGTCGGCATCCATCGTTGCCATCGCTTTGCCGATCTCCTGATAGAGTTTGGCAAAATCTGAAAAGCCGATTTGCAGCGCATCGTCAAGCGGTCTGAGTCTTCCTCCGCCTTCAAGAAAAAAACGATTGCCCGTTTCAGGATCGATTATCAGATTCTTCCTGAATATGTCCATACCGGTCGGAGTATCATCATAGGATGGAACCGGCTGAATCCCAAGCAGCTTAGCCTCAAGCTGGCGAATGGCTTTTTGCCCCTGTTCAGGTGTCCATTGGCCGCTGGCAACCTGGTTTTGCACCCAGGCAATCCCTTGGGCATTTTTCTCCATTTCGCGCTTTTGCTGTTCGGTGTACTCGAACTGGATGCGGCCTTTGGTCAACTCATCCTGAAAGGCCATCCGGTCCATGTATTGAGAATGGGCAGCCGTCTGCATCTGCATCGAATTGCGGTGTCCGGCTTCCTGCATCTGCATTTGTACAGCGCGATTGGCATGGCCTTCACTGAGCTGACTGCGTATGGACAGTTCCTGCAAATCCAGGGCGCGATCCCGCTGTCGCGTTGCCGTATCAAACTCCTGATTACGGTCCTTACGCTGGCCCTGTCCGATTGCGACCGCCATATTGCCGACATTTTGAATCGGCGGATCATGTCTGACCCGTATGCCCATTTGATACCTCCTTAAAAAGCGTAGTTACCCGCTTGTTTGAGCAGTTCCAGATAAAATCCCATGTCCGGATATTCATCTTCCCGGCGTTCCATAAACGACAGTTTGTCACCACTGAGCGCCGTTTGCAGGTTGAGATGCTGGTTTTGCAGCCGCTCATTGACTAAGCTCATGGCCCGCGCCATAGCGCTGGCGTTTTGCTGCATTACAGCCGGTCGCACGGAAGTGGAAGAAAGCCCGCTGTTGACAAGCGCCTGCTGCTGATGCGAACCGGCGATTCCATAAGCCCGCTGAATCTCGGAAAGTTCGGCCTGTCCCATCCCCTGCAAGCTGGACATTGCATTGCTATAGCGGTCATCGTATCCCTGAAGAATCTCGCCATACCGCTGCTCGTTGGCATTCTTGGCCGAATCGTAAGCAGACTGCCAATCATTCATAATTTGCTTGGTCTGCTTCTGACGTTCCATCTGCTGTCGCCAGGTGTAATAGTCAGCTCCGCCGGCTTTGTAATAATTGTATTTTACGCCGTCATAGGATGGCATCGCCTATCTCCTTTATACCTTCTTAATGTTCTGATTGAATCGCGCATAGGATGAGAACTCATATCCTGCTATTTCAGAAGTAATATTCTGACTGTAAGCGCCCGAATGAACCGTATATACCGTATTGGCCGCAAGCGTTGCCTGCCCCGTCGTCGTTTGCACCGTTCCGACGCTTCCGCTGCGGTTCAGAGTGTAAATCAATGCATTGTCAGTGGCCCTTCTTACCTCAACCCGGACCCAGGAATTGCTGTTTACCGAAGACCGGCTGTGCCATGATCGCATCGTCAGGTGCAGAGTCGATGGACTGGACAGGGTAAACACGCCGATCTGCTTCATGGTTCCGTCCTGAACCAATTGGCCGTACCCGTGAGCCGTATTCTCGGATATGTTTGCAAGAGCATCCAAACCCGCTATGTTTTCTCCGGCATTGAAGGAATCAAAGCTGATTTTGACTTCATTATTGGCAATATCGATGATTTTTCGCCATCCCGAATTGTAGGTCGAAGTCCCCGGCGTACCGGAGGGCATTTCACTCCATACCGGTTTGCCGCTGCCGCGCCACCGTCCCTGAATGCCGCCTGCATTGATCCGCAGTTGGTAGCGAGCGGCTGCCGCCGTCGATTCGGCTCCGTTTTCGCCGCTTAGAGTTATCTCTCCGGCAAGGATTTGACCCAGATTGGCATTGATGGCCGACAATGCACCGGAAAGCAGAGCACCGGCCATAATCACCTTAAACGGCGACGCAGGAATGGCCTTGAGTCCCTCCCGCTTGCATAAAAGCCAGTTCCCGGCGGTCACATTGATCGCAGTTGCCACATCATTCGTGCCGACAAGATTGATCAATCCGCCGCTGCTTGTTCCATTCCAATACACATAATCATTATTCATGCCTGCCGAGTTGCCGTTCACCGTGTACGTCACACCGGCAAACTTCAGCGTTCCTGCTGTCCACCTCAAATTTCCGGAAACCACGCTGAATCGAACGCCTGCAATCTCCGGAATATCGTCGCTCCAAGCGCCGCCGTCAGAGCCGTCTTTGCCGTCCTGACCCGGCTGTCCGTCCTGTCCGTCTTCTCCATCAGCGCCACGAATCTGGATCGGGTCAGACCATGCAACATCGTCGTCAATCGCTGCGGCCAGTTTGACGCTCATCCACTTGCTGTTGGCTGTAGCGGTCGTGGACCATCCGCCCGTTTCGCCGTTGCCAATGGGGTTAACGGGTTTTGCGCTCAGGTCCGCTTCATGGTATGTAACCCATAGGCTTTTGCCGTCCGAGACATCCGATTCGCCGATCTGTTCGCGCAGAAGACGCAACTGCTGCTGAATCCGGGTTAAATCCTGTTCTAATGTCATCGCGTCCGCACCTGTCCGAACCTGATCGCCTGCCCTGTAATGCGTTCTATTCCCCATGTCTGGCCCGCACCTGCGTTTCCAATGCGGATGGCGGCAAATACCCCTCTGCCGCGAAAACGCTTCTGAAATGAACGTCCCGGAGCCTTAACCTGCCCTTTGAATGAGCTTGTGTTTGCGTCACATTTTTCAATAACGCGTTCCGCCGTGCTGTCCAGAAAAACCGCATATTCGATGTGGTCAGAATCCGGTATAGAGCCGCCCGCTCCGCCTCCGGCTGTTATGAATGTAAGGCTGTTCAAAACTGCATACAGGTCATAGCCATCGCTGATCCGAATCGGCCCCAGCAATGCCCAGCTATTGACCGGCTGCATGGAGGGGTCGGCCAGACTGCCTGTGTCATCATCCTTTTGCTTGTCATCAAACGTGCGGATGTGCCCATCGGCACATCCGATCAACAGCTTGCGGTATTCCGGTTCGTCTGCGTTGTAAAAGTGCAGCGAATAAGCGGAATCTTCATCGGGGTAAACTTCCGGAAAAAAACCGCGTGTGACGGAATCATACCAGTAGTTCACGTTAGTGTTGGCCTGAACATCCGTTACGCTTATCAGAATCCCCTTACGAACCTGATCGTATTCCAGCACAATCCGCTGTGTCGCGGGATTGAGTTTCAGATCATCGGTAAACGTCGGTATGACATCCTCGTCAACCAATGCTTCCGGCCTGCCCAGCGGGTAAGGAATCCGATATAGACCGGTGGTGTCCAAAACATACAGATTTTTGCGGTCATCCTTGCACCAGGCATCTTTGCTGATTACGCCGACCGTATCATCCAGGTTGTCCAGCGAACCCCCGAAGGCAGGATCACCTCGCATCACCCACAAAGCTCCTACCGAACCCCAAATACAGTAATCATCTCCATAAGGAATGCACGCGGTTACAATATCGCCGATTTTGCCTGCAAGTGACTGCTGACCAGCGACCGGAGATTGGGCATCCTCAGAGGCATACAAGGCATCATACGGGTCATCCTGCCGGATCAGATACCATTGGTGCGGATCGGCGGCATTGCCGCTCAGCGCCAGCCGGTTTCGGTATCGTTTCAGGATTGTTGCCCTTTCGGTAAGTTCTCCATAAAATACCGTATCGCCCGCATAGGTCGTCCAGTTGTAATGGTGCGGAGTGGTTGGTTCTGTCACGTTGGCAGCGGCGACTGCGGCCATGCCTCCGCCTGTAAGCTGATAGCCTACTTCAAATGCTTCCTGCGAGATCGTACGGCCGTAAATCGTCGTTTTGTCCGGCGAAATATAGTCCACAATCATCTGAGCGCCGGTAATCGCCTGAGAGATCACAGAACCGCGAGCCGGATAATTGGTCATTTCCGGAACATCGATGCGCGTATTCATGAAATCCACAACTTTCCTTATCCTGCCATTGACGATATAGACCTTCTGCTGATATTCCTCCATACTCAAAGGGGTATCGGTATCCAGCGTCAGTCCTTCCAGTTCAACCATGCGCGGCGGCTTTTCGCTGTTTTCATACCAGAACCTATTGTTTGCCGCCGCGCAAAGGCGTTTTCTGTAATTGACCGCTACCGGCATGTCTGTTTCGGCAACCGTCAAAAACGTCAGAACACCACTGTCCTCATCTTCCATTCCGGCTTTTTTTGCGACAATTCGCCAATAATAGGCTGTGCTGAAGGACAATGTTACACGAGGGTCAAAGGCTTTTGCGAAAACCTGTCCGCGATATGCCGCCGTCGATTTCTCCTGCACATCCGTGAGAACTGCACTGAAATAGACCTCATAAAAATCGCTGTCTGCCGTATCCCGCCAGGACAACAGCGGTTTGACGGTTACATTGATCCATTGATCAGCCGGTATGAAATCACACAATGCCATTATGAAACCTCAACTGTGGTTACTTGACACATGGCAACAACGGGACCGCCCAGGCATTCATTGAACTGTTTGGCAAGGCCCGGCCGCTGGCCGCCACGGGCGCGTTGTCCCAGCACCTCACGGGGCCGGACATTCAGCATTCTCGGACTGGTGAAGCTGGGCTGTGTGGATGCGGCAAAATTGGTATTTTTGCCCTTCATCGGAAAATGAAACTGGATTTTGTACATGCTAAACCCCGTATGGAATACCAAGCATCTTTTTTCCGTTCCACTGAATGCGCGTAGCAAGCGTTACCGGAGAGCCAAGCGACGGAATCCCCTCATAGATTGGAATGTCATATTCACCTGCGGGAAGCCCTTTCGGAAGCGTTACCGGCCAGCCGTTTACGGTAGGATCAATTTCGCCCAAATCGATCACCGTATCGGCAATATCAACGGGTCTTGCCAGTTTTCGGGTTACGACGCTCCATGCCATGCTGTCAATGACGCGGACAAGCCGGATTTTGGGTGCTGTCAAGACAACCCCCACCTGACTGTATAGGTTAAAATGTGCCATACTGTGTCTCTCAAGCGGTTATAATGAATATAGTCTTCTTAAAAGTCCTTTTCTGAACAAGCCCGGCCCAAGCACATGGCCGCGCAGGAGTCGCGGCGGACTGGCAGCAGCCGGCGATTCTCTGGGATCAAGAAAGGGAAATCCGCCGTTAAGTCCGTCTTCTCTGTTCCACACTGTGGTAAAATCCCAACCGTTGTAACTGCCCGGGTCCCGACCCTGAACCAATGACAGCCTCTGGCCGGTTGCACTGACGCTTGCGGCATCATCACTGATCCAATAACAATTTTTCACTGCCTGGCTGATACCGGTGTCATTTCCGGTAAATTGCCCCACTGCATTACGTCCTGTTGTCAGCCCCATTGAATAGCAGTTTTCAATGCTCAGATTAACATCCTGGAATACAAATCCGATAAAGCCGCCTGCGTTATCACAGTTAGCGCCGCCAACGACATTCCCTAAAGCATAGCAGTCTTTGATCAGCGTACTGCCGGACCAGTTCGCCACAGCCCCGATCAGTCCGCCATGATTAATAATCGATGGCCGAGACGTCTGCCCGACCATCTGAACATCAGACCAGCAGCGTTCGACGATTCCGCCGGAAATCCGCCCGATTAACCCACCCTGATTATTGAATCGCGCATAATGTATGCCTGTTGCAGAACAATCCCTTACAGTGGTCATGCCCCAGGCATCGCCGATCAGTGTTCCGGACTGCCCGTCACCGTAAATAATGCTGTTTCGCAAATGAAGATTTTCTATCCTGGCGTTTTGAACCTGCCCGAAAAAACCTCGATCCGGCGTGTAAGCGGTCGCGGATCGCCAGCCGGATACTTTGTGTCCCTTGCCGTCGTAAATGCCGGTAAACCGATTACTGGACGTACCAATCGGGTAAGTTTCCCATGAAGGCATCTGCAAGTCATTTACCTGTTCATAGTGGGCGGCCAGCGTTGAAGGAGTATAGCGAATCATGTATAATTCTCCATACTCCTCAATAGGAATAATGGCGGTTTCGACAACCAGATCGTCCGCCCATACGCCGCTGTGATCGATCCAGGCTTCTTTGGCGGGGAAGATGTACTCGGATTCGGTAATTGCTGAGAAAATCAGTAAATAATCATCAAAGACGACATCATAGACAAGCCAGTTCCAATGCACCAGGCCGACTTGTTCTTCCCAAGTAGTTATTATTCCGCCCTGAAGACTCGTGTATGTTCCCCAGTTATCCACATAGATGCCGTTCATGTACAAATGGTTCAATCCAGACACTCTTATAACAGGTGGTCGGGTCATAAATGCCCTCCCTGCGGCGCTTCAAACGCTTCCGGATACAGATCGCGAAGGCGGGCCTCTTGTTCGGCCAGCCGCTGAATTTCTTTTTCAATCACCAAATCCGGATGCGCTTCTATATACCGCATTTGGATCTCAATCACTTCACGCATGGAAGCATGGCGCAGAGACGATTTGCCTTCAGCCATAATCTGCATTGGCTGTTCTGCAAGAAATTCCTGCGCTTTGTTTTTTTGCATAATAAGATAGGCTTCTGCGCCTTCTTTGCTGCTTAAATCAGCAATCCGGTTATTCAGTTCAGCCGCAACCTGTTTGATCGCATCATAATTCATGAACGATTATGTCCCAATCAGCGCTTCTGCTGCAAACCAGTTGACCCCGTCGGATATGCACCAATAAACCTTGTTATTGCCTGTACCGGCGTTGCCTTTGACAGTTCTGAGCGCTCCAAGGCCTGCTGAGGCGGCAGCGCCGAGACGGGCCACCAGTTCGGCTTGCGTCGGAACGGCGGTAATACTGCCCGTGGCAATCGGTGATCTCAAATTGCCTTCAAAATCAGCTTGCGTATAAACCCGGAAAGCACAGGACGTATTTGATCCGCGATTGATATAGAGCCCGGCATTTTCTCCAATCAGTTGAAACAGGCAGCCGTCTCCATATCCATCCTTGCCATCCGGGGGCAACTGTTTGCCCATATCAAGCATGATGCCGATGCCGGGAATAATGCTCGGCGTAAATTCCCTGAATCTTGCTGCTTTATAACCCATAAAACACCTCAGCTTTCTGTGCTAAATATTGCCTTTGTAAACGGCGATCACTCCGCTGTCTGTATGCCTTACAGGTCGGCCCGGACCCTCAGCATAGCGCATATCAGAATTGTCGCCGTTATATCCTAAGTTTTGAGGAGCCATTGTCGTCTGATCTTCGCGGATTGCGCTGGTCAGAGCGGCCATAAAGTCGTCCCATTTGGGACCGCGCCCTTCATTTTCCGTTGTTTCCGCCGCCGCCAGACAGCTTTTCATGATACAGTCGCCATAAGCCATCCCGCCCAGCGGATAACGATGATCCTTGTCAAGTGCGTTAACCTGGACAATCTTGTTGTATCGAATCGTGTATTCACCATTGGGAATAGGATAGAAAATAATCTCGAAGCGCTGTCCTGCATCCTGGAAAACAGCCGTTCCCTTGGGCCTGATCGCCGCCAGCATGGGAGCCTGCCGCGTGGATGACAATTGCCGCATCCGGCGAATTTCGCCTTCTGAAACGATTCTGACATCCGGCCTGCGTCCGGCCTGGTAGGTCATATAATGGCTGTCAATGCCGCCAAAATCATCCGGAAGATCGTAATCGCCTTTATCCAACTCAGTTGTGACCGAATCAATGTGCGTCAAAAAACTCCAACGGTGCGGCAGTTCTCCGTCATAGACCTTCGGCGGCTTATAAAATTGCCTCAGTCCTCTTTTAATGATCAGATCGATAATAGCGGCTTCTTCATCTGACCAGTCATCAGAAGATAAGCTAAGGCCCAAGTAATGGGCCACAGCCTGTTTGAGTTCTTCATAGGTAACCGAAAGCGTGGATTCGCTCATTTGGCTACTCCACCTCATCCAGATCATCTTCATGAATCAGCAGCGGAGCTTCCCCATCTTCCATCTCCACCGTGTAAAACAGTTCGCCGTCATGCCGCTCAGCATCCAAAATCACGCCGTTTGCAGCTTGGCGTTTGTGTAAAAAACTGACCATCGTGCCTCTGGCAAGCACTCCTTCATATTCGGAGTGGCTTTCTGATTCACCAGGCAATGCTGCGATCTGGTCTGCTGCCGGATGGTCGGCTGTTTCATCCGATGTGTTTTGCTCGGCAACATAGCAGTTCAACTCCGGATTAAATCCGGCTGTAAGGAGCAACTGGGCAACCAGACCTGCGGCAAGCGGGGCGCTGACCCGATCTAACAGCTTTTTAAGCGTTAAAAACACATCCACAACATCCGCGGGAATAGACCTGCTGCGTGTCATTTGCCGGATCATATCCGCCGTTGGTTTGCCAAGTACGGCATCTGCATCTTTTTCCATGTCAATTGTCCTTATGCTTGGGTTTGTATGTTCCGTGGGTTTGCCGGGCTGAGACACCAATTTGTCTCAGCCCCTCAAGCAAACCCAAACGTGATTATGCTTCAGTAAAGCCGCCAAGTCCGCGGCACTGCCACTTCACGCCGTTCCATTCAAGACGGCTGTGCCCGGCAATGTTTTTAGCCACACTCAGCGTGTTGATATTTGTGCCTGCGGCAAAGCCCAGACCGCCGCCGGCGATTGTAATCGCCAGCCCCGCCGTGCCGGCGTTTGCTGTGCCTGCGGTCAGGCGGAATTCTTTTTCCATGCCCTGAAACGCACCGCCGGCCAGTGCGATAGTGGAAGCGGCGGCAAGTGATACGGTTCCGATGATTCGTGTGACACCCCCTGTCTGCGGAGCAGGAGTTACCGCCGCTCCGGACACCGGCATCACAAAATCGACCAGTCCGCTTTCTTTGCCGTCGTACAGATACGCAAGTACCGTCGGATTGCCGCTGATTACATAGATCGCTATGATCGCCCCGTTCGTGGCGCTGATCTGGCGGTCCACCACAGCCGTATTATCCGTTCGTGAAACGATGGTGTAATCGCCTGTCTCGGCGTTTTGCCCCCCGACCACCACGATCTTGTCGCCTGTGACGGCATTTGCGAATAAACCTGTTTTGCTGACGGTCCGCGTCGCGGTCGCATACGCTGCCGTGCCGTCGATACTGGAACCGATAATGCCGCCGGGACCGGCAGGCCGCGTCTGCAAGGCAAGCGCCGTTCCTCGACCCGTTATTCCGGCTTCGATAAAAAGGCCAGGTTGCCCCTGTGTCACACATGTCAATTGTGTCGCTTTCAGGATCGTCGAAATGCCGACCGCGATTTCAGCACATCCGCCCGGCAATGCAAGTTCAACCATCTGCATCCCTGTCGAACGCGCAGGGTAGTCCTGCGTCAATACACCGGCGAATGCCATCTTGTTGCTGCCATTGGGCTTTTCAATGACGCGAAGGCCCCGAGCGCCGAACTTATCGGTTGCCGCTTCGCCCGCGTCCACAGTTGTGTAATCAAGATTAAAGCACATCCCGTGACCTTTAAAGAGCGCCTCCGTACCGAGATACACAAAGAGGCCTTTCTCCATATAGGGCTGTTTGCGGTAATTAACTAAATTTCGCATACTCATGTCTGTTTCTCCAAAGCAGAGTTAATGTTTAGCGTTACTTTGAGATAACCCAGTTTGCACGCCGGTTTATGCACATGAACTGATAAGCGTGGTCAACATGAGAAACCAGAACGCGGTGCTGATTGGGCGCTTTTTCAAAGGGCGTTTGCGCCATGTTGTCGCCTTTGCGAACCACCGGATAAAAGTAAGCCATATCAATGCCGTAGATCGGATCACTGGTATCGGCATCCAGGTATTCGGCATAGACGATGGGCTTCTGCTTGAACACGATGTCGCCGTCAGGCGTAGAGCGCAGGCCGCTGGTGCGTCCGCTGTTCATCGGGGCAATATCGCGGCCAAGGTTTTCGTTCTGCGATTCGCCAATGTTTTCAAATTCCTCAACAGTCGCTTCATTGGCCAGGATAATACGCCGATCCGTCGTGTCGCCTTTGAATCCGGCCTGCTTTTTGGGGGTTTTCCAATTTGTTCGCCGGTGTGCACGCCGCATCTTGGTGATCAGGTCCGGCTTGGAAACTGCCGCATAACTGTCCGTATAGTTCTGGAACTGAGGCACTTTGGTCAGGTTCAGATTGGCAATAGTGCTAAAGCCAGCCGGGTATCCTCCGTTGAATCCGGCAACGGGATTTTTCACAATCCAGTACTTCAAGCCCCAGGGCGTAAAGTCGTCATCCGCATCGGGAGACTTAAAAAAGGCTTCTTCCATCGTCTCAATCATGCGCAAAAAGAGCGCCCGCTTTTTCGGCTTGATGCAGTTTTCAATCATCTGCTCGCCGCGGTTAGCCCTCAGTTCCCCGATGGAATACGCCACATTGTCCGTCATCAGACAGAAATCGACCCGCAGCTTATCGAGGTGATCGATCACAGTGATCACGTCTTCGTCGTATTCCCCGACGAACCGACTTCTTCCGCCGTGTTCGATCATCAAAATCTGGCCGATTCCAACGCCGCCGCCGATCTCCCGCAATCCGCCCTGCTTGGTCATGAAGAACGGCATTACGATGTAGTCATGCAGTTCCTGGGACACGTCCACTACGCCAACCTGAATGTTGTCATATGTCGTGGTCAGCAGGTCTGCAATCTGGTTATATTTAATACGCATAGTTCTATTTCCTTCAGATTACCGGCTGTCTATTCCGCCAAAATCCGACTTAGTTCACGTACGGACTGCTTGGCAACAGCCGCTTTTGTTGCTGGTTTCTGATTTCCGCCGCCCGGAAGCCCAATACTTGCACCGGCTCTTTTCCGCAGAGCCGCAGCCACATCGGTATTGCTTCTGGCGGTAACTGTTTGGCCGGTTACGTTGTAAACGGCACGCGCAAATAATGTTTCAATCGGCGGAGCTTGCTTGCCTGTGGCTCTGTAGCCTTCGCGCATGGCCGCCATCTCCGAAATGACTGCCGCCCTTTGCTTGAATTCCGCGCCGGATTGGTCGAGAGAGAGCGTCTGGCCCGTACCGAAAATGCCGAAAAACTCATCCCCCAAAGCGCCGATGCGTCTGTCAAAATCCTCAAACGCCCGGTCGCTTCCGGCAGTCTGCCTTAACTGAAGGTTTTCGGCTTCAAGCTGTTCCAGACGGCTGCCGATCTTATTGAGCCTTTCGATCATGCGCGGGTCAAAGCCTTCTTCCAATAAATCGTCGAACATCAGCTTCTCGGATTCTTTGGCAGCCGACGTCTCTTTGGCCGGCGTCAGATTGCCTGCATCCGTCCGTTTGGCGGCTTCCAGGGCCGCTACCGCCTTTTCCAAGTCCTTACCGGAACTGAATGCTCTGGCATCCGCGAGTGTAAAACCTGCTTTGACGGCACGTTCCAGAAGGGAATCATCAACCTTTGGCGTTCCATCATCTTTCGACGGATCGGATTTCACATCGATCCGGTTATCATCTTCCGATTCGGGCATCTCATCGTCCGCATCGGTTTGACTTTCATGTCCAAGTAAATCCGACAGGCTGTTGAGACTGTCCTTTAATTCTGCGGTCATTTCTTCGGGTGCTGTCTGCCGGACGTCATCCGTCGCAGGGTCCTGTGTAGGTTCATTCATGTTTTCATCGTGAGCCATTGCTGTACTCCTATTGTTGGTTTATCTGTTAAGCGGCGTCGGGTCTGCATAGCCCGCATTTCTGTCATATAATCCATGCGCACGGCAGTATGCCTTGCGATGCTGCGGACCGGTAAAAATCGGGTTTCCGTCCGGACTGTATTCGGTGGGAACACCGTGCATCGCATCGATTTTGCGCTTTTGCGGAACATCATCCGGGTGTCCGCCGGCGGCATCCGACTCCATCGGCCAATTGCCCGGATGGTGTCGAAACCCGCGATGCTCAGCGCCCAGATCGCGATTCATGCCCTGACCGCATCGGCAGGTTTTCGGAATCTGCGAATCACGCATGGGGCGATGTTCTTCCGAACAATCCCCGCAATGAGAGCATGTAAAACAATAAACCGGCATTTAAGTTCTGCCTCCGCCGCTTAAAAGCCATCCAATCGTCAAGGTTAACAGAGAGATAACAAGCGTCGCCCAATGAGGCAGACGGTTCTTAACCCGCTCCAGAACGACATCGATTTTGTCGGTCCGAATTTCGAGTTGTCGTATCTTTTCTGAGTTTGTCGCGCATAAACTGTTGTCTTGATTTGTTGGTGTCATCCCAATCTCCTTACCCTGTCGGCCTGAACACGGAAGCGGCCTCGCTGGCTTGCGGTTTTCCGCCCAAAAGCGCCTGCATCATGATTTGATCTTTCCCCGGCTGGGTTGCACCTGGGCGGTTTACGCGTTCATAGGTGCGGGACGTAACCGGCGATTTCTGCGGCATTTCACCCACCGGCTGCGGCTGATGCTTCGGGTCTGCATAAACCAGTATTTTGTCCAGTTCCGGAAGATTTCCCAACTCGCCGATGATGCGAAACAGCATCTCAAAATCCACGCCGATTCCCATTTGGCCCATCAGAGGCATCAGCGGCATCAGCATCTCGGCAAAAATCGTCCGAAGGGCCTGAAGTTTGGCCTCCGGCCCCTGATGCTGCAGCGAATACGGTTCAATCGTGATGTTGTATTCAAAAAAATCGTTTTCGTTGCGTTCGTCATCAGGTCCGAACTGATCCGGTACGGTCACATCATCAATAAAGGGAATGCGTTTGACCACCGGCACATTGATCAAAGGGTCCGTCCAGATATAAAATGCAAGAGCTTTGCAAATACCGGTAACCCACTTGTACACTTTCTTCTGCATGCGCTGTATGCGCTGCGATGCCCCAGCCGACAGAAGATTGTCCTGTGTCGCCGTATCGCTCTGAGGACCCAAGCCGCCGAGGATTTCCAGGTTTCCCGCCATATAGCTGAACAGGTCTTTGACCTGAATCAAAAACGCCAGGTTTTCACCTTTAACGCCGCCGAAGTTGTATTCTCTGGCCTTGTCGGGATTATCCATCGGAACAGCCTGCCCATCGTCGGCATCCACGATCTTTTCGCCGTCTTTTTCCGCTCCGCGAGCCACTCCCAGCAGAGTCTTTTGACGCTCGGCCTGACGGCCGAGCTTGCGAAACAGCCGGTTTGCCAATTCGTGAAGGTCCGTCCAAATCGCCGTCAGACTCAATGGCATGGTATTGCCTTCCACGAAGTTAAAGCCGAGCAGGTGGTACGGCCCGGTCTCCACGCCGTACCAGTCGGTCACTTTAAGAACCTCTCCGAACGGATCGCCCGGATCGCCGCTGTCCAGACAGGTAACCACCTTATTCTGCCTTGGCAACCAAACATCCCACAGGAAAACACGCTCTTCAAATTCATGCCGGGACGGAGTTTGCGGATCAGTGATACTGTGCACCTTTTCATCATTGCCGTGCAGTTCACCGGAAGCAATCAGCTTATCAGCTTTATCTTTGAACATCACTTTGGCGTGCTCCATCGTGACACAATACCGGTCGCCCATGAATTGCGCCTGCATGAGGTCATCTACCGTCATATCATGCACCCAGTCATCCAGCGAGACGGTCTTGGCAAACGGCTGGCCGCTGTTGTGCTGAATGCCCAGGTATTCCACCTGCGTAAGATTCAGCCCGCATTTGACGATTCCCATTGAGAACATCGCACTGTTGACGGCTTTTTCAAGGGTTTCATCGAGATTGATTTCGTTGACAATCAAGTGATTAACCGCCAGTTTAAGCCGTTCTACGATCTCCCGAAGCCCAGGAATGCTCGTGTGAATCGCCACGCGCGGGGCATTGGCAATCAGACGCTGAAGATAGATGTTCAGCGCCAGTTCGATCAGATTAACGGGGACTCGATCTTTTGCCCCGTTATCGGAATAGTGCTTTCCGACGTATTCCTCAATGGCCCTCTTGCGGTTGCGCCGGAACGGTTCAAGCTGGCCGTAGCTGTAGCCTGCCGCTTGAGACAAGTCCGCCACGCTGAAGCCATAACTGTTTTTTTCTTCCGTATCCCGCATCGCTTTATCCTGTGGGCGCAAAAAAAGACGGCACACAGATGTACAGGCACCTGTATGCCGTCTTTTGATTTGCGTTAATCGCCTCGTCGGGGATCAGCCGATTCCGCGAACCCTATATGTTTGATCAAAGAGCCACTTTCACAAGAACGTAATTTTTGTTACGTCTAAAGTCAAGAGAAATATTACCAGAAGTCCCGGCAATTTAGTTTTCTCAGCCGTTTGGCTGAACGGGCGGCAAAGCAGTTTTCCCGGTCCTGTGTCCTGTGCGGGCTATCGGATGCTTTGATCACCTCAAACGCTTTATTCAACAGGGCATCAGCTATCACACGGTCCCCGTGACTGCTTTTCGCGCCAGAAGGATCGATGTTATTGTATTCCGCCGAATGCTCGACGGTGTTGCGGGTGGTATAAATGTAGCTCATACATTCGTCAATTGCATCCGCAGACCGCTGAATAAAACTTTCTTCCTTTAAGGCCCGTCGATACGCCCCCAATAACCGCCGCTTGGGGTCAGGATTCAGGAAAAAGCCCGGTTTGTCCGTTGCTTTGTTAAATAGTCGGTCTTCGGCCCGCTGGTAATAAAAATTGCGATAGCCCGCCTCGACCACAACCGTGCTGAAAATGGTTCCCGGACCCCCGCCGTCCCAGATCATATACGCTTCATTAAACCATTTTGCCAATGCAACAGCCATTTTCCCGTAGGATTCGGGCATAATCCAGGGGTTGACATACTCTGCGATCTTCTCCCGCGTAATCAGATCACCCACTGAAGCTGTCGAATTGCTCGCGCCGGTTCCATTGGAAATATCAAACGCCGCTGCCGCCTGAAGCGAGCGCGGCGGTCTGCCGTCCGCGCCCGGCATAAACCATAGCCGCAGGGGACCGCCGTCCTGTTCAATAAACTCCAGCGGCTCAAGCGTATCCGGATCATACTCAAGGGTTCCGGTCAGCATGGGAGTTTTGCAGTAGGTTTTCTTGATGCGGTCAATGATTTCCCCCGAAAAGAACATCGAATCCGATGCGAACGGGTCCATGTCCAGTTCCTGAGCGATTTCCATCGGGTGCGATGACCGATCACACTCAAAGTCATACCACGGAGATCGAAGTTTGCCATCGAGCCGAAACGGATATTCCTCCGGAAACTGCACGACCGTATCCGTGCCGTAGAGTCTGACTTTCCCCCGAAAATTCTTGTCGTAAAGGTGCAATTTACCATTGCGATAACAGTATAAGCCCCGCTGCTTGACCGGATGCAGGGTCCAGTGCAGGACCATCTTGGGCGTAATACCGTCATTCATTTTGCGGTAAAAGGCGTTATAACTGCCCTGATGTGTGGAGTTGTACAATCGGCAGTTGGTTACGTGCTGTGTGGAACTCATCAGGGCATCGGCATCCCGAATGGCGGCCATCTCATCGATCAGCATGGACGTACAGCGGCCTCCGCGCGTGGCATCGCCGGTTGTCGAGCAGCCCGTGATTGTCGAATCGGTAAACTCATTTTTCAGCAGTAAGTGATTGTATTTAATCCTCGGCTTCATCCAAGAGGGTAAATGCTTGAGAATAAACAGCAGTTTCCAGAACAGACAATCCGGATCGTCGGTCTTATCAACTTTGTCTTCAGTCTCGGAAATCAGGCGAAACGTCTGATACTCATGAAATAACAGCCGGTGCATATAAACAATCAGGTACATCCATGAAGCGCCCATATCGCGGCTTTTTTCACTGCCCTGGTCCTGCCCTATATCGATGGCATTGGAAATCTGATCCAGCGTCACATCCTGGAACATATATGTAATAAACGGCACAACGGTCGATTTCGGGATCAGCCGAGGGTCAAACGTGTAAACAAACAGATTGACCCAAAACAGCATATCGCGCCTGCACATCTGCCAAAGCTCCTGCTGAAAGGGAGCATTGTTCTGCGCCTTTTCGAGCAGCCGCAGCCGGTAAGCGATATTACCCCTGCGGGTCTTGATCTGCGGATTCGATTTCAAGATCGCCGCATAGCAGGGATATTTCGTCGCCAGCGTCCGATCCCATTTCGGACGCAAGCCGCTCAAGTAACTCAAGATTTGATCGACCGTCATCATTGCGTTTGCGTGAATCCTCAATCACTGATTTCGATGGTATGGTTTTGGCATAGATCGACTTGTAGAAGTCGGTTTGGTTTTCCTGGCTGCGCTGGACATGCAGCAGATAAAAGTAAGCGCCCGCCGATGGCGAATCTTTCGGGTCCGGGTCTTTCAGGCCGATATTGTTGAACACATAATCCACCACGTCCAAAGGCGAAACGTCCTTTGCACAATGATTGAAGACGGCCTTGTCCAGTTTGCCGTCTTCGATCTCCTCCGAGTCGATCTGTTCCTCCGGCTGTCCCGGAAACACCACCGCCGCTCCGCCGGCCCGCTTGAACAATAGACGGTCAATCTCCGCCTGGGCCGCGCGGTTGGCCTGATCCTGATCGACCCAGTCTGTGGCATCGGTGAAGATGTCGCGGTATTTTTCCCGCGCCTGCGAAAAGTAGTGCCACACCCGCTCGGTCACATACGCCTGCTTTTTGGCAGCATAGTTCGGAGTTCGCGGAGGAATGTACTTGCCGATACCCGCATCTTTCATCTCCTGAATACTCAATTTGATTCCGCCGTTTTTCATCTTTGCCATTCAGCCTTTCATCTGCGGGTCATCTTAAACCGTAACTTTTGTTACGTCAACACCTGCGGTGAATTTTCCAGAAACCTGCACGCAAGGCGGCTGTTTTTGTGGACACAACAAGTCCACACATAGGAATGATTCCGAATAAGAATATTTAGCGAGCCGCTTTGTCCTGTCTATGAAATTGCAAGTCTTTTCCGCCGAGGTAAGTAGGATTCCGACCGCCGAAGCGGTCGGGGGCGTGGTAAAGATTTCGGCTTGCGTGGGGCCCTCCTTTTTCTGCTGCCGCTGCCCTGGCTTGAAAACCCTTCTAACTGCTGTAATGGTCCGTTCCCACCATCACGCCAATCTGTGTTTTTAGGCCAATATAGCGGGCGTACATGCTCCTCCTTGTGGGTATTAGATATTTAGGTACAAATACAGGCTTGTTTTACCCCTATTTCCCCCTTCTTTCGAGGTAGCTTGATGTCGGTTTATCCCTATGCCGCTGGAACGGATTTGACTTCACCCCATAGCGGTGTGAATAGGGCCATAACAAGGGCCAAATAGCGGGTTAATGTCTTGCTGCTTGCGAATCCCCTTTGGCATTCTCTGGTATGTCTTACCCTCATTAGTGTGCTGGCTGGGTTTTGGCTAAACTGTCCTAAAAGTCTAATCCGTAAATTTATTTACGTTTTTTCCCTTGACCTGTTGGATGGCACTTGGTAACTTGTAATTGTGGGTTGACAACTAACACTATTACAATCGAAAGGGTTATTAAATGCTTATCGTCCACCAGCAACTGACAAACATCCAAAACAAGGTATTCGCAACTACGGGCCTGTACAGTGAGCGGCTGTCTGACGGGTCGGAGGTCTTCAACGTGGTTACGACTATCGGCTCTCTGCGGTTTGAGAACGGCTCTGCAACGGACATGAATTCCGGAGTCAAACTGTACACGCTGACCAGTCAAAGCCTTCTGAAGTGTTTTCACGACTGCGAAATTGATCACCTGTAAACACTGGCCGAAAGGGGTTATCACTATGAAAACGATCACACTGAATGAATTCAATTCACGATGCGGCGATGTCTGGACAACCATCTATATCAATCCTGAGTATGTCGGACTGCGTACCCTGCTGGACTACGATGAACGCTATGGCACGGTACTGCTGATTGAAGGATTGTCCTTTGTCATTTCCGATAGTCCTGTTCGCCGTCTTGTTACGGGCGAATATGCTCAAAGGACCGTTGATTATCTGCTGGCCCACCGCATTAGCGGCCAGTCTTTCCCTGAACCGCGCTGCGCAGGGTATTTTCTGGAAAGCGCAGGCGTTTTTACCGCCTTTGACAATACTACCGGCGACTGCTGGATAGAAAGCTTTGACAATGAAGCCGATGCCAGAGCTTACGCACTGGGCGACGATTCCGTACTGGATAAGCTGGGAATTTAACTAAAAAACTGCTGGCGTGTGCTGGCTTAATCGCACTTGAGAAAGGGTTATCAAATGATGAACGTAGAAAATCTGATGTTTGGAAAAGCACTGCATCTGATGGGCAAAAATGAATCGCGGACAATGTTCACACTTCTGGACGGCATGCGCAAACTGGGCAGGGAAGGACGGTATCTCAAAATCCACAATGAACCCTATATGCCGCTGACCATCGAGCTTGTTCAGGATGGTGTCAGGGGCTGTCCTGAAGGAACAATCATCCTCAGCATTGCGCACTACGGCCAGATGAACGGGGACTTAATGGCCGATCCCGAAATGACTTTCTTGGTCTGCGACAATGAGAAAACCCGGTACATCCGGCCTGTCTCATGGACAAATCACTACGCAGGGCGGCATGATGAATGCGCGGCATGGGCTGAAGACGGGTCAATCAAAGGCTGGTACAACCGCCGTCTTGACTCTATGCTCTCATTTTCCAATATATGGATGCGCAATGTCAAAGCGCAGGGATTTCTCTGTATTGAGCAACTCATGAAGGATGAAACCGCCGCCTCTGCCTGAATGTCGAAACCCGTCCTTCAGGACGGGTCTGCGCTTCACTGGCTATGAGCGCACCGATGAGACAAGCCGCAAAACAACAATGATAAGGGGTTATCATGAAAGCAAAAGAACGCGAAAATCTGGTTTTTAGCTGGGACGTATCCGACATCGTCGATAATGAGGTACGCTATCGACTGGAAAACTGGGAAGCGGGAACATGGGGGATTGAATCCGACGAGCCTGACGAAGAGGCAATCCGAAATGCCGTGTACAATTCATCATACTTCTTTGAGGATGAATGGCAATTCCTGATTGATGCTTTGAATGAATTTCTTGGAGAACACGACTTTCTTAACGAGCCTCTGCTGGCAACCGTACGGAACTTCGGCTGGCGCATGCAGGATGGGTTCAAAATTTTCACGGCTAAAAACGCCAAAGAGTTTCTTTGGGGATTACTGCCGAATACGGACTGCACGTTCTTTATCCATTTCAAAGACGGTGAGCTTTCCATTCAAAACTACCATCACGACTCGCCCACCGGCAATGAGTGGTACTATGTCAAGCGGCTGCGGCCTGCCGTCGAGGAATCGGCAAAGAATAACTTCAAGAACGTATTCCGTTTAGTCCGCAAGCTGGTGTATGAGTTTAGCTGGTACTGCAATACGGAATCATTCAGATAATGCGGGGGCCGCTGTCCTACCCTTCAGGAGACAATTGACAATGCCCTGAATATGATCTCGCTGGAAGACCTCTACCGAGAACTCTAAGCCGAAACAGGGGTTTTTCCCCTGTATGACCGGTATAGAACGTCTATCCGGCACTGATGAGGCAATGACGTATTTGAAAGGATTGTCCGATGGGCATAAGAGCGTACAGAGTAAAGCGAATTAAATATGCACAAGAGCCGCTGTTCAAAATCGGAGAACATCCGAACGTGGATTTCTGGATTGACCTGAATTGCAGTTTCGGATCGCTGAATGCGGCTTTTGAGATTGACAGGGATCTGCTGGAAGAACTGCTCAGCGACATCGAGCAGGCCAAAAAAGAACATGGTTTTGATGATGGCGATATTGACGTGCTGAAAGCCATGCTCGAAGAATGCGGCGACGAAGATTGTGTTACTTACCACTGTTTTTAACTATGAAAGGACGATGTATATGTACCGGCAAACGATTACTGAAGCACTGCAAATGATCAAGCAGATTGCCTATGCGCAGGATGAAACAGGCAACCAGATTCACACCGATGGGATTATCCTGCTGTTGGAACAAGCCTGCGGCAAGCTGGAGAGGCCATTGCATGAAGGCGGCCTGCGCCCGATTGTACTGCTGATGTCTCCCGCACAAATCAGCAAACTGCAAAGATTATGCGTTGATGGCGGAGAAACCGAACAGGATTATCCGGCAATGGCACAGGTCTTGTTAAACGTGGCGATAAGCAGAGAACCGCAACGGAAAATGTCGCTTTCAGACCTTCGCGACGGCGGCGATTGTCCCCAGTGCGGGGCCGAAGAATCCATCGTCTATCATCGGGACAGCGGCAGAGATGATGAACACTATGAATGTGAAAAATGCGGCGAAACGTGGTACGTTGGGATTTTATGAAAAAAGCCCGCCGATTGCGTTGAATCGACGAGCCACTTTGGGTTATCACGCCGTCCAGTGTATCTGCCGGACGGCACTTGTCAAGGACTAAGACATGGATTTTGGATTATGGATCATATTGGTCTTACTAACTTGGGCATTTTGGAAAAAATGCTGGAAAGGATAAGGGTTATCACAATGCAGTTACACGAAGAATTCAGACCGAAAAACTGGCACAATGTAGTGGCACAGGCCAAAGTCATTGATCAGATTAACGCTCTGCGCTCGCGCGGTCTGGCCGGTCGCGCTTATTGGATCAGCGGCCAATCCGGAACCGGCAAAAACCACCATTGCCATGCTGCTGGCCTCCGAAGTCGCCGACCCGTTTTGCATTACAGAACTTGATGCCGGACAGCTAACCCCCGCTATGGTCAGCCAGATCGAGCAGGAAATGACTTTTTACGGCTGGGGCGGCAAAGGCAGGGCCTACATCATCAACGAAGCACACGGCCTCAGAAAAGCCGCCATACGGCAATTGCTGGTGCTGTTAAAACGGCTGCCCAATCATGTGGCGATTATCTTTACGACCACTACAGAAGGTCAGGACATGCTGTTTGAAGACAATGAAGATACGGGGCCGCTATTGAGCCGCTGCGTTGAACTGCGCTTAAGCCGCCGAGACCTGGCAAAGCCGTTCGCCGAACGAGCCAAACAGATCGCTGAAAGCGTCGGTCTGGACGGACAGCCGCTGGAAAAATATGTCCGGCTGGTGCAATCATGCAAAAATAACCTGCGAACCGTCTTGCAGGAGATCGAAAAAGGAATAATGAATCAATGAAACGAAAAAAGCCCACCAAAGCCGTCATTTACTGCCGCGTATCGGACTCCCGATACGCGGCGGAATCCGAATCGTGCCGGACACAGGAACAACTATGCCGTGCCTGGTGCCAATCCCAACAACTAACAGTCGTATGCTGCCACAGCGACAAGGCGATCAGCGGGGCCAAAGCAGACAACCGCCCCGGCCTGCAACATGCAATCCATGATGCCTGTCAGCACCGTGCCGTGCTGGTCGTGTACAGCCTGAGCCGATTTGCGCGCAATCTGAGAGAATGTCTGGAATTGGTGGATACGATCCATCGGAAGAATGCCGATTTTGCCAGTGTAAAAGAGAACTTTGATACCGCCAGTCCGTCCGGCGAACTGATTTTCCATATCTTCGCCGCCTTGCAGGAGTTTGAACGCCGGCAAATCGCACAGCGCACCCGCGATGCCATGCTGATCCATCAGGCCAATGGCCGGATCATGTCCGAACGGCTGCCCTACGGCTGCATGGTCGATCCGGCGGATTCGAGCAGAATGATTCCCAATCCGCACGAACAGAAAATCATGATGCGGGTGGCAAGCTGGCGGCAGCAGGGGTATAAACTGCGTGCGATAGCAGAGCGCCTTAACGCAGGCGGAGAAAAATTCGCCGCCCGCCCCGTCTGCGGCAAGCCCTCCAAATGGACGCATGGCCGCGTAGTATTCGTTCTGAAACGCGCCGAACAAGCGGGCCTGTACAAACCGTCCCGCCAGGAGCAAAACGCCTGAATCGAGCAGGGCGGCCTTCTAAGGGGCCGTCCCTATTTGCTGCAATCGAACACGTCCGAAGACGGTAGTTCGGCAATCTAAATGTCCTTAGCCTTCTTTGAAAATAGGTATCCGATGATCGTTCCAAAAAGAACTCCGATGCTTGGATCAAACTTATCCAGATGGGAGAGTATGATTATACCCAAAACGATCACTATTACGGCTACCAGTTTAGCGACTAATTCGTATGTGTCTGATTTATGGTTCCTCGCAGTGAAGCTTTCGATTAAAGCCATCCCTTTGTCAGCAATGCGATTACCTTGTTCGCTCTGAAAAAACCTAAGCCAGGGAGCGCGAGAGTAACCAAAGCCTGAAAGCAAATTATCCATTTCTTCCGGGGGCAAACATGCTAACTCTTGCAGCAGTTCCATCCTGTGAGGAGTTTTGTTTTCTTCAACGTTTTCATCCATATCCATATTTCCTAAAATGAATTCATGCTTTACAAGCACTCAACAAAATAACCGCCTGTGGGTAAGGAGAATAGAAGTCTGTGAGACTTCCTGGGTTATTTGCCACAGGCGGCAAGAAGGAGGCTATTGATCAAATAACGAGCAAGACTTTGGCGGACCTTGTTCCCTGAGCCAGGGCAGCAAGTTAAAATTTTTGCGTCCGGTTTCCAGCCAGTTTACCGGCTTTAAGGGTTCAAATTTATCTATGCCGCCGCCATCCAGACACCAGGTAATCCACGCCACCCCTTGCTCAAAAGATTCAAATTCTATGGGCAATTCCTGCTCAATAAACATACATGAACGCCGCGAAGACGTTTCACCGATCAGATTTATCACATCTACAAATCTGCGGTTCATGCCTTGAACAGCCGATATTTGCAGATTCCCAAAATCGAAAAACAGACAGCCCCCGAAACCAACGGTCTGCGCGTCTTCCCTGAAACCAAGCGATTTTAACAGTTCAATTGTTTTCAAAATATATAGTTCGTAAGCGTTTTTCTCTGAACATCAGAAGACTTTTCTCCTGCCTTTTCCAGCTACCAAAAAAAAGACCGTCTATGGGCAGAAGGAGGATAGGACAGTGCGTCCTATTAGGGCTATCCCATAGACGGCAGAAGGAGCTTCATTGTAATATACCATAACGCTTATGCTTGCACAACCATAAAATCTAAAGTCTAATCAGAAAGGGCCTGCTGAGAAGCAGCAGGCCCAATCCTTCTAATTGAACGTTAACGGCAGCGGGTGCGTCGTTTGCCATAAAGACAAATGCCGCCAACAGCAAAGAGCATCATTGTAGTGGGTTCGGGGATGATAGTTATGTTGTCGAGAACACTTGAGGCCCCTTGAGAATAAATTCTGATGTTAAATGCACTTCCATCAAGCCACAGGCCAGTCAAATAGGTATTCTGGTATGTCCAGCCGGGCTGGCAATAAACAGTGATATGGTTTATGTCTCCGGGAGCCGGATAATAGGCATTGATTGAGTCGATCTGCCCTCCAGTGAGAACGATAAAAGCATTATGTGTAGCTTCTAATAGCCGCACACTTCCGCCGGAGAAGCGAAGTTGACTATTTTCCCACAATTTGATAGTGTCAAGCCCAGTTATGCCTGAGGCATATGGTGATGTAGTATTCCGAATATCTATTATACTATTATCTCTGCCCCATATTGTACCTCCTCCCCCTCCTGTCATAATCAAGGTATCATTATTTTTAATTGTAATAGAATTGAAATAACCATCGCTAATCGTATGAGTGGTTGCAAGCACAGAGACACTCATTACAGCCGCCGATAAAATTACCATTAATGCTCTCATTGCCTGTTCCCTTGCTATTTATACCTTTTTTCGGCGCACTAACAGAGTACCCAAACAAAGTAATATCATTGTCGCCGGTTCCGGGATTACTTTGATGTTCTGCCAGACGGGGCCATAATCCAAATCGTTGATGAATTCGATTTTGAAATATGAACCGCTGTCCCACCAATGGCCCTCGATTCCCTTCATACGATCACCATTAATCCATGACCATCCATCTCGTGCATGAATAAAAACGTTCTCATCGTTTGAGGGATATCGCATAGTTTTGATGTAATTGATACTTCCGCCCTTGAGGGTTGCTGTAGTATTTTGACCAATTTGGATGTATTCAGTTACGCCGCCAAGATAAAGCAGTTGGGCATTGTTGCCAAGCAGAATATCATATACGCCGCTGACACCCATAATCAGAGGGGTTGATGTGGATTGTACAATCAGGCGGCCGTTGTCGCGAACCGAAATGTCCAATGCTCCGCCCCCGTCAACAATCAGAGGAATTTGGTAACTCCGCCACGTTACCCCATATTCATACTCGCCAGCGGTGATAAAACCGTCGCTGTAACCGGCAAAAACCGCCGGGATGCAGCAACCAAGCAGCAATAAAGGTGCAATTCTTTTCATCACTTTTTCCATTCTTAGCGAAGTATAACCCTATTTCCTTCGCCTCAGCAGAAGACTCCCAACACCAATCAATAGCAGACTCGCCGGTTCAGGGATGACTTTGACATTCATATAAACGGGATTGAATCCGAGTTCTGTTCTATTGATGAACTCAATATAAAATGGCACACCATTTGCGAGCCAGTTGCCCTGAATGCCTTTCAGGGGGTCGTTGTCAATCCACGACCAACTGTCTTTCTGAGCATGAATGAAGATATTTTCTGTGGTTCCATATTGGTAACTCGAAATTTCATTGATGCTTCCGCCCTTGAGAACAGTTACAGCATTATCGGTGCGAACGGAAATTAACCGTGTGACGCCGTTCAAGTATTCTAATTGTGCGTTGTTGAAAAGCAGTATATCATACACACCGCTGACATATCTTTGCAGCGGTGTTGAGGTGGATTTGACAATTAGGCGGCCGTAGTCGCGAACTTGAATGTCTAATGCGCCCCCACCATCGACAATCAAGGGAATTTGGTAATTCCGCCATACCACGCCATACTCGTATTCGCCAGCGGTGATAAAACCGTCGCTGTAACCGGCAAAAACCGCCGGGATGCAGCAACCAAGCAGCAATAAAGGTGCAATTCTTTTCATCACATTCTCCATTCTTGAAAGTTAGCCGTGTGCAGGGTAATTCCCACACACGGCAATTATACACTTTTCATGTCGCCAAGTCAAGAATTTACTCTAACTGGACTGTTCCGGTCTGCAATTCAACCAGATTCTGACAGACCGCATCCATAAACTCCTGCCATAGCTGAGCGTCGATTTCCTGCTGAATCAGCGGGTCTTCCAGCCAAATTTGTTCCAGGAATACAATCGCCGAAGCCAGATCAACCATCTGCTCCTGTACGGATTTCTGCTCAATGACAAGCGGTTCAGCCGTCGTTTCCATCATTGCCAACATTTGCATTTGTTCGCCACCGGACATTGTCTGCAAATCTTCTGAATACCAGCAGGCCCGCCAAAGCCACGGTGCATCCTCAAGGAAAAAGATCAGGTCGGCCAGATCAATGGCATGCGCACTGAGCCCCTGTGTTGCAAAGTTAAACTGATGTCCGTCCGGATACCACAGGGCCGTTTGCACAGAGGTAACATAGCCTGGGCTGTTCGGGTCGGTGCGGTATTCATAATCCGGGTTATTCGGATCGCTTAATGCGGTATCGTTGGGGTCATGCGCCCCAAAGAAGCGCGAAAAGCGGGCGAACTCTTCGAGATTAATCAATCCATCCGCATTAATGTCGTATGGGCTGGATACATCCATGTCGCAGGCGATCTCATACGCTCCCGCATCGACGGCATAGCCGGATTTTCTTGGTCTGCCGTCCATGTCCAACTGCGTTTCATACAGCGCCATGAATTCAGGCGATTGGTCTGAGAGATACCTGCACGGGCTGCCCGGCGAGATTCGGACATTGTTGGGGTCGAAATACAAGAATTCAGGATCGAGACTCGTATTGAAGTTAATGCTGTTTGCGTCTTCAATGCAGGAGTACATTGCCGCCTGATCTGCGGAAAAACCTACAAGGGCGGGGCCGCCATTGTGAAAAATAATCGAGTTGTAAATCTCCGGCAACTGGGTTCCCGCAAGAGCAACGCCTTCTGTGAAGTTATGCGATATTGTCACGTTCTGGAGATAGGGTCTCTGCGGCGGATTCGCCATCATGAGACCTGCACGACCTTGGCGCAAAACGTCACTCTCCGACAGGACGCTATTGATAACAATGGGAACAGAGTTCAGGCTGTAGATGCCATATTGGCCGCTCTGCCGCACCCAAACGTTCTCCAGATAAAGCATCTTGCCTTCTCCGGTGTGCCGGATGCCGTCGGCTTCATTGTATCTGAAATTGACCCATTGGAATACGGCATTGCAGTTTTCTGTAAAAGCACCATAACCTAAGTTCTTAACAACGACGGAGTTAGCAACAGTAAAGTCAACGTCCGATGCGTAAATACCTTGGCCGTCAAGTGCGCTTTCCGTAATTGTAAACCCGTCCAGAAGCGTATTATTACCCATCCGCAAAACCGTGGTATTGCGTTGCGTATCATTGATTTTGCCTGACAGAACGGCTTGATACCGCCTCGGATTGCGCAGGCCAAAATCACTGCCGCCTTTTGGGAAGCCTCCGTAAACGCTGATTTCATCCGGCAATACAAAACTATCATACGTATTCTCACCGGGTGTGTATGTATTTTGGGCGACATAGATTGAATTTACCTGCCCGCAAGGCGCAGACCGAGCGTATTCCAGTGCATGCTGCAAATTGTTGTATGCTGTGCTCCATGATAACCCATTTCCGCCGGGAGCAACACTCTTATCCACATAAAGCACCTCGGGCGCGTCCTGCCAGCAGCAGACGGGCGTGTCCTTGGTTGCGATGGACAGTAGCCGCATTTCAGGAACAAGGATATTAGGATCACTGAGGGATGGCACGAGAATTGTGCCCCACAATTCAGCGACATTGTTCAGAACGCCTCCCGGTGCCGGGTTGCTGTCAACCGTCACTTCAAGTTGGCGACAAGCCCCTTGGCCAATAGGAATATCTCCGATTTCCCAACGATAATAGTGTTCCTGACTGTTGTAATTCTCATCAATTATCAGTGGGTTCATGCTAAGTATGAAATTGTAACGGACATTTTTAGGCAGCCAGTCGATAATGACGGTGTCCTGCAATGTCTGATCGGAATTATTGGTAAAGCACAGACTGTAAGTGAAGGTAGTATCCGGATTTATGCATTGACCAAAAAGACCATCATCCTTTGTGAACGCATAGCACTGAATTGCGCCGACAATGGCATCTTCAATCTCGATGCCTCCTGATCCTACTTGGTTAAAGAGCGTGCCTCCGGTTGCCGCCGTGATCTCGCTGGCCTGTCGGCGGTTATGATACAATTCATTCAGGCCGTTGTATTGGTCTAATGCGTTCAGTGCAAAGACCTTAATCGATTGTGAAGCCAGCGCAATGATGGTGCCATCGAGTGACGGATAGTAAGGATTATCAATATCATCATGGCCGGGTGCGTCACCTGCCCAAATCAAAATTCTGTCTGCTACTTGCCGACCCTTGAATCCAAGATTGCCAGCCGTTGTAGTCCAGTTATTCGCAATACTGACCATAGCCTTCAGTTGGCTTTCGGGATGATCCCCACCATCCCCAGTTGTAAGTCCATCAATTGCATCCCGCACGTTCTGGATATTGGATGTGAACGGTTGAACCAGATTCACGCCGTAAGCTGCATAATTGCCGCCATCATCATAATTCCTGTAATCGGCCACACTAAACATGATTGTGTCAGGACAGGAATCGGCCTCAATTGCGGCAATGATGCCCTCAAAAGCAGTCTTGATGCTGTTGATGCCTCCCATGCTGCCTGTCGTATCTACCAAAAACAGCACATCGGTCACCGCAAAGCTATGGATGCTGCAAAAAACGAGGAGAGTTAAAATGAGGAATAATCTCTTGGCTCCATATCCTGCGTTTCTCCTGTCCCTGCTTGCCGCTTTTCCTGCAATGAGATTGATTTTGCAACAATCTCCTGTTACCATCTTGGTTTTCATATAAACCTCCCTAAAACAAAGTTGTCCCCCCATCTGTTTAATAAAGCTCTCAGTCAAATTTACAACCATTTATTTCATGCAGCCTCCTTTCTTGTGTAATCCCTTTCATTTTTAGAAAATCCGGGCTGCACAAAGAAAGAACCCCTTCACCGAATCCTTTCGCAGCCCGGCACTATTTAGTTGTCAATATGCCGGATGGTATGAACCCAGAGAACACACCATTCCGGCAAACCGCACTATGGCGGCGGCAGAAAATTGTAGTAGTTTGCAGCGGAACTCGTAGAAATGTTAAGGAGCGCCGACTGCAAACGCTCGTACAAGGTTCGCCAGAACCCGTGAGGAACGCCGCAAGACGGCGCCCCAACTTGGGGCACCGGCTTCTACGTTTCCTCGTTACATAAACTGGCGATTTAGTACGAAACGCTCAAAGTCCAGTGGACTTTCGATATTTAATTGTCACGATCAAAATACTACCCTCCGGAATACTTTGTCAATCAAAAAATATTGTGTGTGGCAGATGCTCAAAGAATTGTTGAGGCACTGCCACGCATCCTGTTGAGGCCTGCGACAGCCTGAATCGGAACACGTAAACAGTGCCCCGATTTGGGGCACTGGCTCTGTGCATTTCCGATTCATTGAATGTCGCAGTTTCAACAGGAACGCTTCAAAGTCCAGTGGACTTTCAAATATTAAATTGTCGTTAATAGCATAGTAAATTGCCTATAGCAGGTCAATTAAAAAAACATCGCCGGAAAACCACAAATCTAAGTAATGCTTCCACAAGGCTTTACACGCTTGCTGTTCTTTTGGGCCTCCCACAAAAACCGTCCGGCTTTTTCCGGATCGGCACACTTTAGAGCGTACGCAAGCTGCCATCGCTCGGCCAGCGTGCAATGCACAACATGCGTTCGGCAACCGGCATACGTCCTGCAAATCGGATAGCTCAGATGCTTTTTGATGATGTCGTTCATGGGTTTTGCCTGAAAATGCCCTGCCCGCCGTTCGCGAAGCGGACAGGGCCGGTCCTAAGATTTCCCCTTACCGATCCGGTTGAGGGGTTTTAACTGCCTTCAATTCCGCCGCAGCCCGTACCAGCGCGGCCAGTTCATTCTTGTGGATCAGGAAATACCCTCCCATATCGAGCATAAGCATTTCATTCGATCCGTAAATCCCTACGGGGATGGGCTTGTTGGTTTGGACGTACAGTGATCCAAGACATTCTTCAGGAATCGGGCTACCGGATTGAATCACCACCCGCGTCTTCGAGCATCCAGCCGTACTTAGCCAGCAGAGCGTCAAGATCAACATCCGCATTAGGAATTTTGCCTTCATACGCCAAGACCTCATTTGTGGCCGTCAGCAGGTCCTTCAGCAGCCGATACAGCATTTCGGCTATCAGCGGAACCAGCAGTTTCAGCAGTGACATCCACATGAACCGTCACCCCTTTCTTTTTCTCAAGAATCCGCTCGATCAGGCTGCGCGCCTTGTCGTACGACCACGAGCGGATTATGTCCCTGATCACCGGGTCGGCTGCCGACTGCACCGCCGCATCCAGAGCCAATCGCACGGCCTCGAAACATTCGTCCCTGGTCAGCTTTCCGTCGGCATTCGAGCGCTTCCACCATTCGACATACTCAAGCTGGATTTTGTCCACGCCGATCCGCAGAGCTTCGAGCGCTTTTGCATAGCGCTCGTCATCCTCGTACCGGGCAAGAATCCTTGCCATGATCGCCGAGACAAGACCGCCAACGACCAGCACCGCAACTGCAATTACAACATTCAACACTGTTCCCATAACTTCATCCTTTCTGGTTACTATACTCTCCTTACAAGGAGTTATTTTCCCTTACTGATTATATTATCTTGTACTGTACTGTTATGTAGTCCTGACAGTGTCCCGACGCTATCCGGAAGGCATCCGGAAGGCATCCGGACATCATCCGGAAACACGTTCCAGCCACCCGATTTTGGGATCGCAAAGAACAACAAATGCCAGCGCAAAGATCGCTTCCGGAAAGCCCGTCATGACCGCCAGATCGTCCGCATCGAGCGGGCCGTCTTCATCGGCCAAAAGTCCCCGAACCGGCATTTTGGAAGCGATCTCCACAATCAGCACCCATGCGCAAAACAATTCGACCGCACGTTCGTGCGCTGCAACGCGCCGATACCCTTTTCCGTCCATCTTGTTCGGCAGCGCCACCCATCGGGGATTGGTGCATTTACGCATATCCGCCTTTTCAAAGTGCATTGCATAATCTTTGACCTGATACATCTATTCCGTCCAGAACCGGGTATTTTCGACTACGGCAAGAACCGCCGGTTTTGTTGCTCCCGCCTGATACCACTGGCGGACGTCTTTGTGACGAGGCGGCTTAATCACTCTGACGCTGCGTACAAACGGCGATACGGCTTTGGCCAGCAACAGGGCCCCCTCTTGCCCAGGACGCCACAGAGAGCCGTCTGGACGCTTCTTGGGCTCGTCTTTATCGGCCATGATGATTACATGCCGTCGCCGCACACTGAGGAACTTCAGGATGGCTTCTGTTCCCGCCGAACACGAAGGTCTTCCTATGGCACTGAAACCCAGGTCCAGCATCGCCGCACAGTCGCTTTCACCTTCGCAGATGTAAAGATCATCATCTGATTTGCATGACACGCAAATCGGCCAATAAATGCCAAGCTGCGATCCCGGCACGCAAAACTTGCCGCCCTTTGGCGCGCGCAGTTTGACACCGATCACCCGGTCCAGCCCGTTGCGCATGGGAAAGGTGTAATTAACTCCATCATACCCGATTTCCAATTCGCGCAGCGCCGCCGGTGAAACGCCAAGCTGCCCTGCAAGTCTTCGGCAAAGCGCATCCGTACATCGGAGTTTGTACCGGTTCATCAATGCGTACATATCAGCCGGAGATTTTTTCTTCGGTTCCGGCTTAGGCAGCGGCTTTATCAGGGGCGCACTTAACCGGTGAAGCCATCCGCCGTTTTTGGTTTTAACTGCCGATTCCACCCGCATACAGATCGCCATCCTGCCATCGGCGGTCATGCCACACCAATCCGGATGATCGCATACCGGACAACGGTTGTTCTTTGAGACGCGGATCATGCTAATCCTCAAACATCATCATGCACTGGTTATCGTCGGCTCTAATCGCTTTTCGATCACGATCAAGCCACCATTCCCAATATTCCTGCGGGGTGCTGAACTTGAATCTTTTACTTGAATCCGGCTTATAAGTGGCTTTAATGGCTTTTTCCCATGCCTGTGCAAGTCGCGGCCAGCGTTGCATTTCTCGCGCAATACTCAGGCTGTCTTTCTTCATAGGACACAAAACACAGCCAAGCCGCTTGAATCCTTCGTCATAAAGTCTGCAATACGAAAGCCGATTTTTCCTGATGAAATTCCAAACATCATGCTCCGTCCAGTCGATAATGGGATGCAGCATCCAGGTTCGTTTTCGTCTGAATTGCGCCTCGAACATCCGCCTCTTTGCTCTTCGGTTGCTCTCCGCCCAACGCACCCCGGTGATTATTATTCGACCTGCCCCGTTCCCTTCTTTCAGGACTTCACAGCAGAACCGGGCATTTCGGCGTGGAGGCATTCCTTTCTTGCGAATAAGCTGCCACATTGTCATTTTGGGCTTTTCGATCCGTATTTCAGGGTGCGTCCGTACAAAATACACAAGCTCCGGCGGATCGCACGTCGTAAGATAGTGATGTGCTGTAAACTTAATTCCGGCTCTTTTTGCAAGTTCCAGAATTACCACCGAATCCTTGCCTCCGGAAAATGACAGATGGTATCCATTCTCACACAAATTAAGCGCTGCATTTTCAAACTCCCTCATGCGTCCTATCGCTCTGTCTTCAAGTTGTCCAAAAAGCGTATTGCTCACGCACCCTCCTTCAACAGCATGTCCAGATTGTTTGGCTTTCGCCAGCCGTTCTTCTGGAACGCCGTAATCACTTTGCCGGCGGCTTCAAACGAGATCTAGTCAGGGTCAATCCCGCGTTTGCGCAGGAATGAAGCCTGTTTTAAGCTGCATTTTCTCTCACGAATCCGCTGAAAGGTCGCATCCAGAAGCTGATTGGCATGGGAAAACGACAGATACGCATTGCCGTCTTCACTTTGAACAGGGCCGGAGGGGTCTATCCCGAATTTTCGCAGCGTCTCAATTTGCTTATGTGTGGCGGGTTTGCCCTTGTGCCAGGCCGGTTCGCGGCCCGGCTCGATATCAAAAACATCAAATGGGTTAATCGCTGCCGTTGAATACTGAGCCCGAATGCGGATACGTTCCCGAATAGCCGCCTCGTCTTTTCGGGACCGCTCTTTTTTGATCTCCCGTTCGGCTTTGGCAAGTTCGGTCAGCACATCGGCGGGCTTTCCTGTTTTTTCCAGGTTTTTTTTCGCCCTGGTCACAATATCGTCATCGTAATTGCCGCCGAGAATGTCGGCGGCATGGATCAGCTTGTGTTTGCCCGAATTACCGACAAAGTCAATGATTTCAACGCGTGGCTTTTGGGAATACCCGATCAGCCGTTTTCGTCCTTCTGCATCATCGTCGCCCAACTTGCCCAGTTTATGCGCAATTGCCGCTGCCGGGCGCGTGCCGCGACCTGCCATCTGCGTGTAAAGACAGCGGCTTTTGGTCGGGCGTGCCATAACAACAACTTCCACATCCGGATCGTCAAAGCCTTCGGTTGCTACCCCGACGTTGACCAGATACTGAAATTTGCGTTCGGCGTAATCGGAAAACATCTTGCGGCGGATTTCTTTGGGTGTTCCGCCATGAACAAATTTGGCCGCATTGGATTTGTACCGGTTGATTATCTCTGCCAGCCGTTCGGCCTGGGCAACGGAAGCGGCAAAAATCAACGTCTTTCGGTCTTTGCACAATTCCACCGTTGGATGTGTAATCGCGTGCAGATTCTCTTCAAATTCAAGGACTTCGGCCAACTCGCGTCCGTTGAGATCACCGGCTGTCGTTTTAATCCCGGACAGATCGAGGTCTTTGACATAAACAGCTTGCTGAGTGATCGGCACAAGCCAGCCGTCGCTAATGCCGTCACGTATATCATACTCAAACGCAATCGAATGGAAGACTTTGCCAAGCGCCTCTTCGTCCATCCGATCCGGGGTTGCGGTCACGCCTAAAATCTTCAGCTTCGGATTTTGTTTAAAATAATCAATAACCCGTCTATAGCTTGCCGCAGTCGCATGGTGCGCTTCGTCAATGATCAGGAGGGAGAATTCATCGGGTTTGAAATCTTCCATTCGGCCCAATTCGCTGCGGCCTGCGTTAAGGGTCTGCACGCTTGATACGACGATCTCACTCTTAAAATATCCCCGGTGTGCCCAGCTTTGGCCCATCTCCACATCCGCATGAACCCCTGTCACGGCGGCCATCTTGTCGCGGCCCTGATAGATCAATTCTTCGCGATGCGCAACCATCATAGCTCTTCCGTGAGGAAGAAAGTCTTTTGTCACATGAGAAAAATAGACCGTTTTGCCAAGTCCGGTCGCCATCACCGTCAGGACCGATGAATGCTTCAAAAATTCTTCATGTGTGCGATGAACCGCTTCGCGCTGATAGGGTCGAAGTTCCACTTTTCAGCCTCCTGTCGATTTGTCCGATGATTTTGCAACAGTGGCCTCTTTCAGCGCTTTGCGGCAGGTTTTGCAAATCCTGTTGGGGCGTTCGGTTGACTCGCCTCCGGTGCCTACCATCAACCCGCACCCTAATTGAATCACCCCATTGCCGCATCCGAATACCACATGCCCGATTCCGTTTGTAATCTGCCAAAATTTAACATCCGCAAGGTCTGCCATTTCACCCTCTATTTCAATTCCTGGGGGGCCGCTTTGTAGGATTCTTCATTCAGAAACCCCGCTCCCTTGCAGCCGCTGCATTTGTCACTGTCTTGACCGCCACAATACGGACAGACCGCATACGGCACTGCAAAACGAAACTGGCGACGCATATTTGCAAGCGCAATTTCAAAAGGATTCCAGCGAAACCAGGACCATAAGTCGCTGTTTGCAGTAATAGCCTCTTTGACTTCGGATTTGATGCGGTCAATGCGGTTGAGATACTCTTTGATTTCCCCTGCACGCAAGAAAACGGCGGCCAGATGGTCCGGTACTGTCTGATTGGCAGCATCCCTCACGGGTGCGGTTTCCCTGACAGGCTCAGAGGTGGTTTCCGGCGCAGTGCCGTCATGCGTTTTGATTGCGGACTGCGCTCGTCTGATACGTGACGTTTCGCCACCTATCGGAGTTTGAAGCTCCGGAATATCTGTCCGCAGTTGCCGATAATACCGCTGGCTCATGCCGGTCATTTTCGCTTTTTCCAAATCGGGCAAGAGCTTCCATTCTTCATCCTGCTCCACCACACGGACGCTGTTGATTTTTGCCGCCTTATCCCGACGAAGGCCGTGACATTCATTAGCCGACAGGGACAGCCGGATTGCATCACGTACCGTTCCATGTGTGACTTTGACGGATAAAGCCTTTAATCCGATCTCTTTAGCGGCAAAAAACCTGTGAAACCCGTCCCATAGCCAGTAAGTCATTCCGTCAAATACCGCTTCAATCGGCGGAAACTTCACCCCTTCGCGCATAAGGTCGGCATACGACCGCTGTGTCTCAATGCACAATGTGCGCTGCTGTGTCTTGCCATCAATTCTGATAAGAGATAATGGGATTTCAATCATCTTTTTCATTGTCCTGATCCTTTGCTAAACTGTGATGACACGGTTGATATAGAGACGGCGCCCGTATTCAGCAATCAGAATGGCATCCGCCTTGCCGTGCGTAATCTTCTCATCCGGAAAAAGCTGCTGGGCCTTGCTTTTCGTTACGTTCTTGTTGCCCTTTGACGCACAATCCATATTCTTCTGCCATGTATGCGGGCTGATTTCCTGAAACGGAATTTTCAGCGCCGTCAGAACGCCTCTGATAAATCCGAACCCGTTTCCGAATTTGAACGTGCTGGAAACACCCTGTTTGGGCATGGCATGTACTTTTTCCAGGTATGCCATCCTGATCTGCGGCGCAAATTCGGCAACTGCATCTGCAATATCACGTTCGGTATTCCTGCTGAATTCGATAATCTGTATTACTGCGCCGCTCAGGGTCATTACACACGCTGCTCCGTTGGCCCCCGGATCGATCCCAAGCACAAAAGTCTGTAACACATCCATACAATCTCATCCGTCATTCTGCATTTTGATCAAACACATCCATCAAATATTCAGCGATCTCTTTTGGATCGCGTTTGCTCTCGAATCCGCGGCGACAGGCCCGCTCAATCAGCGCGCCTGTGAACAACGGGATTCGGCGCGGCAGCCATGCACGCACTTTTTCCCTGTAAATTCCGTACTCGTCAGATGAACCCACTGTTAATCCTCACCGCTGTCCTGCTCAGTTTCTGTGTCCGAAGATACGTCTATCATTGCGGCTGATTGTTTTCGCCGTGATTTTGTCGGGCTGTTAACGCCCATTGTTTCGATCATTTCGCAGGTAAATCGCGCGGCCGGAGGCTTTCTGTCATAGGTGCAAACACTGCCGCAAATCGGCCCTTTGGCTTTTACCCAGGCCGTGGCTGCTTTTTTGCGCCGGGAGACGCTGGCAAGATCATAAGCCAGTTTATCAATGAACAGACGCGGACCATCGGCAATTTCGGCAGCCGCCAGATGGCGCATCCGACAGAAATACACCATGTCGCATTGAGAGCATTTGGTTTCGGTCGGCCAGCACTCCTGCGAATTGTTCAGAAACAGCCGTGCCGCTTGTTCGATCCGGTTTTCAAATGCCATCATGTGAGTCAAATGCGGCGTTCGCGGATGTTCGCTGCTGCGGCTGTATCTGGCGTATGCGCGTGTTCCATAGCGGCACTCCTGATACCACCAATGGATCGTCTCGACCTGGGCGTAACAGTCCTGCTTCCACAGCACGCATGCGCCGCACTGGCCTTGAAATGAATCGGCGGCCTCGGAATTGGTCCGTTGTTTATACCCGCTCTTCCAATCCCATACGTGAAGGCTTTGATTGATACCCTGAGCAAGCAGGTCAATCCGCATGGCAACGATAACGGCAGGTCTGGATGCTGTTTGCGGGAACAATTCAAAGGACAACTGGATTTCAGTGCCGATGACGCGAACGTGCAGGTCAGCAAGTTGATCGGCGATGTAGCGCCCCGCACGAATCGCGTCCGGCTGTAAGTCCGGACGGATCTTCGGCATGTTCTCCGTGATCCAATCCGGTATCAATTCCAGATTACCGCCGCACTCTTTGAAAGCGGCATCAACAATATCATGAATGACAATCCCGGTCTGGCAAAGTTCGTTACTTGTTCCGCATTCCGCCAGAGCCTCCATCTGTTCAACGATGGCAGGCTCTGCATCTGCGATACGCTCTTTCTCCCACGCAAACACCGTCTGCCCGGCAGTCTGAGCTTTTAACGCGCTAAACAGCATGGAAAGATACCCCTGCTGAGGACAGGCGGCATACTTTTCGAGAAAACTGCGATCCAGGACAATCGGTTCCATCAGTCGCCTCCCGCCATGAGACTGTCCAGATACGTCTTGCACTTTTGGACCATCGGCATCGTCCATTTCTCCTGCTTATCCACATCGGATTCATTGCAGGCTAATCCCAATGCCGCCATCTCCTTAAAATGAGTTGCCGAAACCGCATCCGCCGGGTCCAATCGCATCCACTCACAAAATGCGTTGTACAACCCTTTCAGAGACACCTTGACCAGATTGGCATCAGAGACCGGGTTAACAGACGGCAGCGCCCCCGGGCCCGCCCGGTCCGTTACCGGTTGCTCGGCAGGCGCCGGGTGTTGTCTGCGTTGTTAGCGCGGCGGCGTGTCGCATGTGGGCTGCGGCAGCATGTCATCTTCTTCGATCTCCTGAGTGATATGAATGCCCTGCATGACTTCAGGCCACCCGTCACGCAAGCCGAATCCGAGCGCCCTGTACCGCTTCATACGCGTTTCATATTCGCGCCAAGGCCCTGACTTACCGATCAGATTCGCTTTTTTGGCGTCTTCATGAGAAAACTGCCGTTCAATCGGTTTGGCTTGATCTTTCCGTTTTCCCTTAAAATAAGCCGTTCCGTTCTCAAACCATTCCTCGATGTACTCGCAAAGACCGCTTTTACGTACCAACCCCAGCGCCAAATCACCATCGACGGTAGGCGTGGTTCCTTTGTAGGTGATCCCTTTCAGAGAGGCCATCGGCCCGATCCCAAGCTCGTCGCCATACTGAATGATGCAAAGAATCTGCTCGACCGTCAGCTTCTTGTCTCTTGTCGCTCGTATGCCTGCTTTTGCCGCACATTCGGCAAAACTCAGCATGTCCTGATACGTGCTGAATTTCATAACCTGCTCTCCATGAAAATCTGTACCAAAAGTTCTCTGAATGCTTTTTCTGCGGTCTGCTGCACTATTCCGTTGCCTGTAAGTCGAAGGCGGTCCACCCGACAGGCCATCCCATGAGTTGTTCGACCCAGTCCGGGTTCAATTGTCCGCGGCTTTTCCCAGTCAAATTGCTCGCATCCGGGTCGTGCCGGCCATCTTCCACAACCGCGCACAGATAATGCTTCTTCTTCATTGTTAGCTGACTCCTGCTTCCTTTTGGGCCGGTCCCCTTCCATTCGCTGCTGCGTGGTGTGGGCCAGTTGACCATATCGATCAGGGATTCGCCCGTATGCGCTCCCCGTCTTTTTTTCTGAATGTAGGTCTCCGATGTCCCCCGCGTTGCATCGCAGGTATTCGGGGTCGCCCAGTTGCCCTGATCTCGCAATTTGTAATGGCCGTTCTTCCCCTGGGCATTGAGGTTGTCCATAAATCCGCCCTCGCCATCGCTGGAATTGGGCGTTCTCCAGGCCGAGAATGAAGACCCGCTGGCGTTTATGCGGAGCGCCGATTTCCTCCGCCGAATACAATCCCCACGACGCTGTGTAACCTCTCTCTTCCAAATCTCTGAGGACATACAGCAGTACCGGCGTTCCGTCGAGACATTTTGTGGTAATGATGCCCGGCACGTTTTCAAGGAAAACAAGGGCAGGTCGGCACAATCGAATGCCGCCTGCAATGAACGGCCACAGGTGTCTTGGATCAGTCGTTGCAAGGCCCTTTCCAGCACAACTGAACGGCTGGCAAGGAAAGCCCGCTGTGAGGACATCATAACATCCGTGAGCCTGCCGATAAGGGAAGGTTTTAACATCCGGCCACACAGCGTCGAGAGCCAGCCGACCCGTTTGAGCCTTTTCAACCAGATTTGCGATGGCGTAGGCTTCGATCTCCACAGCACAGATTCGGCAAGGAGTTCGGAGAGCTTTTTCAACGGCTCTGTCGAGCATCGCTGATCCGGTTGCCAGTGACAGTATTCGGAGGTAATCGGCACGATCCACACGATGGTTCCTATTTCTCGTAGAGCGGCTCACTGTTTTTCCGGCAGCGGTTGACAATTTCGACCAGTTGCTGGTAGGAGTATTTTTTCCGACCGCCCACAAGGACCGGTTGGAGTCCGTGATTGGCGCAGATCTTCGCTACATTGCGGTAAAATTCCTCCCTGGTGATATTCAGCGCTTTGGCCGCCTGCTGCGGATCAACCAAAAGCGGAGTTAACTTATGATCATCTATGATTTTTGGAGTTGACATTTCGTTTCTCATCGCTTATCCTGTCTTGTCAATGATGTTAGGATGTCACTTATCTGCCGGGTAGAATTGAGACTGTTTTTGATATTGGCCGTCTCATAAGCTGCATAGCCCAATTCGATCAGAGTACGGGCGGCCAAAGAACGGTTCGCCTTTCCCCCCAGAAGAGATTTGATGATGTCCAGTTTTTGGATGTGTGTATCTGTGAGCGACAGCCCGATAACCATGATTTTATTTGCTTCGTTGCTCATACAATGGTGCCAGGAATAACTACGTAACATTATTTACGTTTTCCAAGATAATACGGCAACTTTTCCGTAAATCAACCATTGTTATAAAAAAATTTTACCGAGCGGCGTAACTCTTTTTACGTGGCGTGTTTACGGGAGAAAAGATTTTATGAAATACCAGTTTGACCCACAAAAATTTGCCGTGCAGTTGGCCAAGTCCGGTTTAACCAACCTTGAGTTCGCAGAAAAAACCGGCGTTCACCGCACCAAAGTCAGCCAGTACAAAAAGGGGCAAAAGGAGTGTAAGAATCCAAAACTGGATAGAATGAGACAGTTTGCGAAAGTTTTGGGATGCCGTTTGGAGGATATTGTAGTTGTAGATAAGCCGGAAACCGAAGAATCCGCTCCTGCTGTGATGACCCCGCTTGAAGCACTGGAGAATATCTCAATCGTTATCGAGTACACCGCGCACGGTGTACGGTCACTGCAAGTGGATAATGAACTGCGATGGACCAGTTCCGATAATGTGCTGGTTAATGCCGCTTCAACCGCGAAGGCTTCTTTTCAGTTGCCAAGGGCACTGGCCGAGTATGTTGTGGCTGCGATGTCGGCCGGGTTAGATATAACAGGTCAAGATCGGCTTGCCGCGCAAGCAATTGTCGCCTCTGCTGGAGCGATGCAAGCAAGGCGTCGCAGAACGAAACATCATCCTGGCGAAGAAGTGATATGATCTCTGCAATTACTTTTTCTTTGTCGAACTGAAACGACATACAGGCCCCATTCCCAAGTTGTCAGTCACTCGCCGTTTAGCGACGCCACCCTGTGAAAATTTACCTATTTTAACGGTATTTTTCAAGTAAATTTCCCTCTGGACAATGAGGATTTGACGATTTTTGTTTATCCGTACTTCTTAGCGAACTCTGCTGCTTTTTCCTGACGCAATCTCGCGTAAATCTTACTTGTGTCAATATCTTTGTGGCCCAACGCAGCAGCAGCGGCTTCAAGACCTCCTATTTCTCTTGCTTGGTCACCTAATGCGTGTCGCAGTTGATATGGAAACCACCTGTTTAATTCCGGGTTTGCTTTTTCTGCTTTATCAAGCATCCGGTCTATTGCCTTACGATATGAGTCTGTATTGTAACAGGGCCCTAACTTTCGTGGTTTTGGCTCGCGATTCTTCTGCTTACCATACAATGGCGTTTTCCGCTGCTCACGCAATTTGCTTAATCGCTGACGCTCTGATTCTTCTGGTTTAAATAGGTATTCATCTTGATTACGAAGCAGGTATCTGGCAAGTATCGCTTGGGCTTGTGGCCCCAAAAAAATTTCACGTTTATACTTTTTGCCTCGCCACTTATTTTTATGTCGCTCTGGTCTGTAGCACCAAGGGTCCACTTGCCGGTCAATCATTCGCGGTTTCATCTGGCATAACTCATCTGGTCTCATACCCGTCAGCAGGTGTACATGTACCATATCGGCAAGCACCTGTGTTGCATAAGGCATTATGGCATCAACCGAATCTAATTCCGCAGGTTGAACTTCTGGATGGACAATAACATCCTTACAAAAGCCTTCCTTTAAACCATCCACGGACAGCAAACCATAGAACACGGTAGAACTCACGAGTGTTCTCTTTGAGGCCCACTTGAACATGCGTTTGATAATGCTGATGCGTCGATTGATCTCATTGAGGCAAAGTCTTTTGCTGTGTCGCATTGCATCCTGCACCTCAATCAATTCGAGCGGTGTCATATCCTCAAGCTCTAATGCGCCATGCAGATCGATCAAGGGACGCAGGGACAGATCAATTTTGCTCTGTTCCTTTTCACAATAATATCCCTCTGACCATTCTTTGTAGATACCACAGAGATCATTGACTGTCCGGCACATGGCACGCTTCTGCACCTGTGCTTTTTTCGGATCATCTTTGACTCGATATTGCTTGAGAATCAGCCTTGCACACTCTTCAGCAACAGCGCGGTCCTTTGTCGCCTTTTTTTGTCCTTTTGGGATCATTGCAAGGCAGACCGGCTCTTGTCCACCAGGCAGCCTGACTCTCCAATACCAACGTTCATTTCGGGGGTAAAATGACCCTGGCAGTTTACTTTTCATGCGGTTCTCCTATCTACAGTTGATCTACACTACTATCTACAGTTGCGATTCCGCCCCGAAAAAACCTCGTTTTTTGACTACGCCCGGCAGGATTCGAACCTGCGGCCTTCGGTTTAGGAAACCGACGCTCTATCCTACTGAGCTACGAGCGCAAAATACT